TTTCCGGAGGTCGATCCTGGCCTGGTACCGTTTGGCTCTCGGATCTTGGTTCAGAAGCGTTCACCGCGCAAGGTCACGAAGGGTGGGATCATCGTTCCAGATGATACCCAGGAGACAGAGTTTTGGAACACTCAGGTCGCTAAAGTCACCATGCTTGGACCAGTTGCTTTTAAGAATCGCGACACTCTTGAGGCTTGGCCCGAAGGAGACTGGTGTAAGGTCGGAGCTTATGTACGCGTGCCGAAGTATGGCGGCGACAAGTGGATGGTCGATATCTCAGATTCTGTACGACAAGCAACCGGCGTAGAGCAGGCGTGTTTCGTGCTTTACAACGATCTCGATATCATCGGTGAGATCACATGTAATCCCTTGGACGTAATCGCTTATCTGTAGGAGGTAGAGCATGTCCCCTGAAAATGAAAACGCCAAACCTGGAGACGACGAGCAGGAAGAGCAATTCGTTGCCGTCGAAGAAGAGTCTGCTGAAGGTCAAGTGGATGACGGTGAGGGCGAAGGTGAAGGTGAAGGTGAAGGTGAAGGCGAGGGCGAAGGCGAAGGCGAGGGACAGCAAGATGAACGTCTTGCTGGCGACCAAGAATCCGATGACGATAAGAAAGATCGTCGCCGCTCTGAAAACAAATCTCGTCGGACACGCCAGAAGGAAGCACGTGAGCGTACTGAACGCGAACTGAATTTCCTCCGTACTCGAAATGCAGATCTGGAGCAGCGCTTCAGTCATTTTGAGCAGGAGACCGATGCTCGTATTGCTGGCAGTGAAATTGCCACGGTCGATCAGGGCATCAACAAAGCAAAATCTGATCTGCTACTTGCTAATCAGGTCATTGAACAATCAGTCGCCAACAACGACGGTAAAAACCTCACTGAGGCACTTGACCATCGTGACAATATTCGCGACAACCTACGCGATCTAGAACAGGCGAAAAATTACCTGGCGCAGCCTGCGCGTCGAGGAACGCAGCAGGCACGAGAATTGGATCCACGTCATGTCGCTCATGCGCAATCGTTCATGGTTGACAACGACTGGTGGGATCCTGCCGGTCGTGACCCCGATTCGGTATTGGTCTTGCAAATAGACCGCGCATTGGTCCAAGAAGGGTTTGACCCTGTGACCAAAAATTATTGGGACGAGCTGCGTGCTCGTACCGAAAAAGCAGTACCCAGCCGGTTCGATTCCCGAGCCGGTAATCAAGGTGAAGGTGATGGAGGTGGCACTGGTAACGGTGCAGACATCCAGAAGCGAAACCGAGGTCCTCAGTTCCGAACTGGTGGGCGGGAACGTCCGCTGAGGAAGAACGAGGTGTACATCAGCAAAGATCGAAAACAAGCAATGATCGAAGCTGGTGTTTGGGAAGATCCAGTGCTCCGCAATAAGTACTTGAAGTCGTACGCGGATTACGATGCTGCAGCGTCAGCAGAGGGAGCATAATCATGCCAGCACGACGTAGAACAGACACGAGACTGAATTCCGATCAATCGGGAGAACGCGTAGACCGTCACATGAAGGACCGAGATGTGACGCAAAACCGCGATCTGTCAGACGATGAACGGGTGGAAGAGTTTCGCCAGCAATATTTCCAATCTGCATTGCCAGACATTCCTAAGATCAATGGTTACCACGTTTGTTGGCTGACCACGGAAAATCCACGAGATCCGATTCACGGACGCGTTCGGCTGGGCTACGAGCCGATCAAAGCATCGGACATAGCTGGTTGGGACCATGCGTCCCTCAAAACCGGTGAGTGGGAAGGCTGTATTGGTGTCAACGAGATGATTGCTTTCAAGCTTCCTCTCGAATTGTACGAGCAGTACATGTACATCAATCACCATGAGCAACCTCTCAGTGAAGAAGAGAAGTTGAGCAGCCAGCTCCGTGCGATGGAAGCTGAGATGAACGCCGCAGCAAAACGCGGAAAGATAAACTTGACTCTTGAAGATGGCACAGCAGCGTTGGGAGTGGCACCAGAACCTCCTCCGTTTGCTATTGCAACGGGCGAGGTTCCGGATGAACTTTAATCTAGCATTCGGAGAAATTTATGAGTTCTGTAGCATCTCCGTTCGGGCTAAAGCCAGCTTTCCATCCTTCGGGAATCCTTCGTCAGCAGCAATCGACGATAATTAGTGGCTTCGGCACGAGCATCTTTCAGTTCTCTCCAGTGCGTATTGACGACGCAACAGGCGCTCTTGTGCCTGCTGCTGCGGCTGCGTCCAATGTTCTAGGTGTCTTTGCAGGCGTCGAGTTCACGGGCACAGATGGCAGACGACGCGTCGGCAACTTCTGGGAAGCAAACACGGTCGGCACAGAAATTGTGGCGTACTACGTTGGTGACCCCCAGACGATCTACGAGATCCAAGGTGATGGGCCGATAGCTCAGCTCAACATCGGGGATATGGCAGATTACAATGCGCTGGCTGGGAATCTCACAACCGGCTTGTCTTCGGTCTCACTGAATACTGGTTCGCTCAGTGCTGCTGCTGCTACGCTCCGCGTAGTTGGCATCAACCCTGCACCTGATAACGTGGTTGGTGACTTGTTCACCATCGCGCAGGTTCAGATCGCTGAGCACGCCTTTAATCAGTACGTGACCGTTAAGACTTAATCGGCTAACCAAAGGAGCTAAGTCATGGCAGTACCAATGAGAAGTACCGACTTCCGCTCAATTGTCGAGCCGATTTTGAACGAGACATTTGACGGAATTTACAACCAACGCGCCGATGAATGGAAAGGTGTCTTCACTGATCGAACGGGTACTCCCCGGTCGTACCATGAAGAGCCGGTCCTGTTCGGCTTTAACGCTGCGCCGGAAATGCCTGATGGCACTCCGGTCACGTTCGACGCAGGCGGAGTGCTGTTCATTCAGCGTTACGTCTACAAGGTCTTCGGTCTCGCATTCGCGCTGACCAAGGTCCTGGTCGAAGATGGCGATCACATCCGCATCGGAAGAATTTATTCCGAGCATCTCGCTCAGTCAATGATCGAGACGAAGGAAACACTGTGTGCGAATATCCTTAACCGGGCATTCAACGGTGCTTTCGTCGGAGGTGATGGTGTAGCACTCAACGTAACCAACCATCCAATTGCCCCTGGTGGCAGTGCGGGTGGTGTGTTCTCGAACCTGTTGACGACTGCTGCAGCTTTATCGCAGACGTCGCTTGAGCAGTTGCTCATTCAGATTCGCAATGCCGTGGACAATAACGGCAAGCGGATTCGTTTGCAGCCTCTCAAGATTGTCACTGGTCCGAGCCAGGTGTTCCAAGCAGAAGTTCTGCTGAAGAGTGTCCTGCGAGCTGGCACAGCCAACAACGACATCAACCCGATCCTTTCGATGGGACTTCTGTCTCAGGGTCAGGCCAATCTGTCGCGTATTACCAGCACAACTGCATGGTGGGTCCAGACGGACGCTCCTCGTGGTCTGCAGCTGATGATGCGTCGCGGGCTGGAGAAGTCGATGGAAGGTGATTTTGAGACCGACAGCATGCGGTACAAGTCCACGGAACGTTACATCCCCGATTGGACTGATCCACGTGCGGTATTCGGTACTCCAGGTCTGTAGGACTGGAGGAAGGTAAGAAAGGGTGGGGAGCCAACGTGAACGGCTCCCCTAACTTCTCCAGACGTGAAATGGAGAAACCAAAACTTTAGGAGAATATATCGTGGGTCTTGTAAACATCCAGATAACAAATTTCGAGAACGGTCTAAACAACCGTAATGCCGCCGACCTCTTTGGTTCGATGGCTCAACTCGATCCAACACGCTTCCACAACTATATGGAAGATTTTGACTACTTCCTCGCTGCTGATTGGACTATCACCGGAGCGGGTGCGGGAAGTCAGGATCTTCTCAACGGTCAAGGTGGACTTCTTGAATTGATCACTGCCGGAAGTTCGGGTGACGCGGAAGAGCTGACTAAGACTCGATCATTCGGGTTTATCCCAAGTACCCCCATCTACTTTCGTAGTCGGGTGTTGCTGGTAGAAGCCGTTACTGATGCGATTTGGGCAGGGATCTCCAGTGTAGCGGGACTGCAACCTCTGAATGGGTTTGTATTTGAGAGCCCTGTTGGGTCGGATGAAGTCTCTATATTTGCTCGTTCAGGAGGCAACACAACTGCTTCTGCGATAGACATCTTCCGTGCGGTGGACAACGAGTTCTTCACCTGCGAATTTTATTGGGATGGAATTAGCCGGGTCTACTACGGTATCAACGGCAATCCTTTGGGGTTCCTTGATCTGTTGGTCGGTGGCACTGCTGAGGTTCCGCAGTTCAATCAAGCGATCTCCTTCGGAGTTGAGGCAGGCGCAGCGCAAATCGCTGTCGCAGACTTTGACTTCATCTCTTGCTCCCAGGAAAGAACTTAGACAGTTGAGTCCTAAGGAGGACTGATATGAGACCTATTCAGCAAATCAGGCAGCTGGACGCGGCTGATCCTAACGGGATCTTCCTCGATCAGAATCCTGCCGCTGGAGTCCCTCTGACGTTGAACGGTGCGTTCGTAACTGCCGGTGTAGCTCAACTCGATACGCAAAGAAACGTCGAGCTTGAGTCCGCTGCCGACATGAGCGGCATCACCTTCGAGATCGTCGGTACCGACGAACAGAATCGGCCTATTACCGAGACTATCGTCGGTCCCAACGCGGGTACGAGTGCAACGTTGCTTGACTTCTTTACGGTGACATCGATCACACCGTCCGGAACAATTGGTTCAGACGTCGAAGGAGGCACGAACGGAGTTGGAGGTTCCATTCCGATCCCCGTGGACAAGAACGTGACACCGACGAGCATCGGTCTGGCATTGATTATCGTCGGAACGGTGAACGTCACTGTGCAGCATACGTTCGACAGTCCGTGGGAAGACGCGAGCACCATTCTCAATTGGTTCGATCACCCAACTCTCGCAGGAGAGACAGCGGATGCGGACGGTAACCTGGCGTTCCCGCCTCAGGCAGTGAGACTTCTCACTAATTCTGGCATCGGAACGTGCGAGTTCGATCTGATCCAAGCAGGGTTAGCGGCATGAGTAACGGACTATCAGGCGGAGATATGGCTGGCAACGTGGGGAGCGACTTCGTTCGTGTCCCGCGTTTCCTTTTTGAAGACTCACCCCAACTTGCAAAGAAAGTTGCAGACTTCGAGGAGCTGCAGCGCAAAGCGCAGGAGGCTGCTGCTGTAATCGGTGATGTGAGCGAGATCGCAAGCATCAAAGAGCAGGCTAAGCAGGCCCGAGCGGAAGCTGACACAGCGATGGTGGAAGCACTGTCGAAAAGTGAAGCTATCGTCGCGGAGGCTAACAGTCAGGCAGCATTAATCGTGGACAAAGCGACGCAGGAGGCCTCACGCACTGTTAGCGATGCGAATAACCTTGCACAGGCTGCAGAAAAAAATGCAGCAGTAGCTAATTCTGCTATAGCTGCCGTGGAATCTTCCACGAGAGCCAACGAAGCCCGAACAGGTGAGTTGGATGGTCAGAAAGCCTCACTCCAACAGAAAGCTGATGCGCTCGCCAGTCGAGAGCAAGAGCTTACAGGAGAGAAAGATAAGCTCGCGAAAGTGCGGGATCTTATCAACGAAACTCTCTGAGGTAGCCCATGACTGCGCAGTCGGGTCTGGGCTTCTCTGGGATCGTAGCAATACAGATCCCGGACGAAGGTGCGACCGGCGAAGTCCTAACTAAGCTGACGCCCGAGAACTACGATTACGATTGGCTTGCAGGTGGTGGAGGTGGGCCGACCGTAGATCCCGGCACTGTCGATGACAGCATCCTGCGATGGAACACCGTCACTCCCGCATGGGAGGAATTCACTTCTTTTATCTTTCCCCTGACGGATGGTTTGACTGATCAGATCATGTCAACCGACGGTGCGGGCGTCGTGTCATGGGTGGATCCTCCAGCAGGGGGTGGTCTTCTTTCGGCAGAGTATCGTTTCAGCACCAGTACGGTCGCAGCTGATCCCGGCTCTGGTCGCTATCGCTTCGACACTGGTGCTTATGCGACAGTCACTGAAATCTTCATTGACGATGAGACGAGCGGTGGCGTAGATATTTCTAACCTGTTAGCTCTGGTTGGTCTCGGCGACCGACTGTACTTCCAAGTCAAATCTGAAGCGAACAAATTCGTCGTCTTCGACGTGACAGGACCGGCTGTTGACAATGGAGGTTGGTTCACCATTCCCGTTGATGATGTAGTCTTTGGTGACTTCTTCGGCAACAATGATCGGTGCATCATGATCTGGTCAGTGGGTGGAACGCCAGATACATTGCAGACAGCGTACAACGAAGACACGTCAGTCCCACAGATTACGATCAATGCGACGCCGGATCCACTGACAATTGATGCGAGCGTAGTGGGTGACATCTTCGCAGTTCGAGACGTCGCGAACGCCGACTTGGTTAGGATCAGCACGACGGGCAGCGAGATCGTCGGAGGTTCAAGCGATGCTGATAATCTTACTCTAGGAGCCAATCTGGTACTGACCGGAGACGGTCGAATCCTTATGAACTCCGCTGTTGAGTTCGGTTCGATCTCGGCATCGAGTGCAACGCATGCGTTCAACTACGATGCGGTGGAGAGTTATACCGCAGGGTTTGTCGGTGGTGGACTCGCTATGGCAGGCACCATCACCTTCTCCAATTCGCTATTCATCTATGAGTCGTTCCGTGGTGCGCCCATCATCAATACAGCGGTCAATCCCGGCTTCGCGGCGTACACCGTTTTGCAAGCGTTACCTTCACTCAATGCTGGTTCTGGTGCGGGTCATAATCCGCTAAACCCCCTGGTCGTTAATGCCGCGCCTGTTGTCGTTAGCGGATTCGTTGGAGCGCGCACCGTAGGTACCATGACGATTGTTAACGGATCCCCTCAAGTCAGGGCGACGTTATCGGGCGCGTTGATGAATGTTGACGCCACGACCGGATTCAATTGGGCTCCGAAATTTTCAACGGTGGCTGGTAGCCAAATCGGAATGGGAATCGTACGCGGGCTGCATGGACAGAATATCACTGTCGGATTGTTCCAGCCGAACTTGGGTACGGAAACCATGTTGCGATACGCGCTGGTCGATTGCAACGACATCACGTTTGGCGCAACGTCCGAACGCACGGTTGTTCGATCATCAATGGTGGCAGGAACGAACAAGTTTTTTCTGCGGAATATCAGTACAGCAGTATCGAGTTTTGGAGCCGCGCCAATTCACTTCGACGATAACGCTCAAGTCCAATTCGGCAACACCGTCGGGTCACCTGATGCGGGGATATATTTCGATGGTAGCAACCTTGTACTAGATACCCAAATAAGCGGGGCGAACGCGTTTAAAACTAAAGTAGAGCACGGCATAATTGTCGAAGGCGACATTTTCCCGGTCTCCGACTTCATTCGTCGCGCATCCAGCACAAACCTGCTTCTTTCTTCTTGGCGACTTACCGGACAGACGTCTGGCGATATGGTTGATGGCTTCGGTACAGCACTGTTCTGGACCATCGAAGATGATGCTGCCGTAAAAAACAACATCGCGTTTTTCTCGGCTGAACGTGAAGGCGCGGATAATAGCGGGCGTTATCGGTTACGGGTTTATACCGCTGGCGTAGCGCAAGAAATTTATAACGCGGGTGCTGACGGTTTTGCACACGTCGCAACGAATCTTGGATTTTATGGCACGACACCGATAGCTCAACAAGCAGCACCAGTCACCCTTGGAGATGTCATAGCTGTCCTGCAAAATTTAGGATTAACAGCGTGAACACACATTCAGGAGCAGTAGATGTACACAGATGCAGAATGGGATAACGTCATGTCTCACCTCAATGCGGAGGCCGAGAAGAGACCTCCTCGTGGGATTGGTAAGTTGATAGGGACTACTGATGAGTTCATAGTGATGCTCCGCACAACAGAGGCTATCAAGCCAGCTATTGTGGGAGACAGAGCATCCAGGGATCAAAGAGAGTTCAGCGAGCTGGAAAGACAGAAAGCAGAATTGGATCAGTCGGTGATCGATACGCAAGACGTACTCGATAATCATCCCGGCAACCCAAATAACCCTTAGGAGAGCGAGATGAACAAGAACGTTGGATTAACATACGTGAAGGAATTCAGCTTCCCGGCAGAACAAGGCTTCACCGGTTCCGCGTCTTCGGGCGTGCATCAGGTGAAAGGCTACCAGCGCGGTGGAGTTGTGAAGAAATTGCAGGATTCGATGACGGATTCGATGACGAAGAAGCTCAGCAAATTAAAAGGGACTAAGGACCCGATGGTGGCGAAGCTCAGCAAACTAAAAGGGACCAAGTCTGATGCGGATCGCAAAGCTATGGAGCGCCTTTCGGCATCGAAGAAAGGTATGCCTTCGAACGTCAAGTCTCACGGTGGCGTCGTGAAAAAGCAGATGGGCGGCTACATGGGCAACCTGGGTGGCATGGGCCAAGAGCGTGAAATCACGGTCGATGACGTCAAGATCAGCGTGCCGAAGAATCGCGGCGGCAAGATGTCGATGCACGACAAGCTCTACCACGAAGGCGGCAAGATGGGTTATGCCTACGGTGGTCAGGTGAAGCCGAGCAACACGTCAGCTGAGTTCAAGCAGACGCGTGGCAAGCAGGACACCATGGATACCGGCAACCAACCTGCACGTCGCGGTCGTAACCAGGCCGAGATCGAGGCAGGCGGCACCAAGCGTCTGAAGCCGGGACTCTCACATGGAGGCCACATAAAAGGTGTGGCTTCTTCTGGTGGAGGTGCACTAGCTGATGCTGCTCTCATAAGAGTAAGGCAAGTGCTGAAGCCCAGCAAGAAGATGTCGCCACCTAAAAAAGCCTCCCGTACAGATCCGATGGTGGCGAAGCTCCGCAAATTAAAAGGGTTTAAGTCTGATGCGGATATGAGGGCAGCTTCGGCGAAGAACATGCCTGCGAACGTCAAGGCCAGAGGTGGACATGTGTACGCCACGGGTGGCGTAGTAAAAAAAGCCGGGGCGGCTCTGTAGAAAAGGTCGCTAAGCGAGTCGCCGAAAAGGTCATGGACCGTCACGTCAGATCCCCGAGGCCGAAGGGTCATGGGACGCGGCCTCGTGGTGGGCGTAGTAGAGTGCGTGGCGGAGGTTACTAATGCCAACATCAGGAACAGTCGGTAGCACAGTCTTTTTGAATCAGCAGATCATTGATCATGCTTTTCGTCGCTGCAAGATGGTCGAACAGGAAATCACTGGGGAGCACCTGCAGATCTCGCTCGAACTGTTGTGGCTGTACACCCAGACTCTGGTCAACAAAGGCATCAAGCTGTGGAACGTTATTCCGCTCTTGGAGCCTATCTATCATCGCAGGATGACGGTGCCGCTTCCTCTTGGTACCGAAGACACGTACACGATCAACCTGCGCAGTCAGAACAGAGTCACGGGTACGCCAACTGCGTCGGAGGGAGTCGCGGGTAACGCGTTCGATGGTGATCTTCAGTCAGCGTGCACGCAGATAGCAATGCTGGGTACGATCACCATGGCGCTCGACAGTGCCACGTTCGTATCTACGTTCGGCATCTTGCCTAACGTTACCGGAACCTGGGACTACGTGATCGAGGCAACGAACGATAACTTTGTGACTTCGGTGGCTCTCATCACGCGAACGGGTGTAGCAGTCGTTGACGCGACATGGATCTGGGAGGATCTACAAGGACCTCTCGCGACGGGCGTCACGGAATTTGATGCGTTTCGATTACGGGCGACCGGCACCACAGTGCTCGATGTGCGAGAGCTGGTGTACCAGAACACGCCCAATGAGATTCCGATGTACAAACTCAATCGGAATGACTACGCGAACTTGCCTGACAAGATCAGCACGGGCAGACCGACGCAGTTCTGGTACGACAGGCAACGTACGCAACCGGAGTTGGAGCTTTGGCCGAGTCCCGGTGCTGAGTTTACGTTCGATCAGATTACGGGCTTTGTGCAGCGGCAGGTGCAAGACGTAGGTGCGATGACAGACGAGCTGGAAGTTCCGGATCGCTGGTACCTCGCCATCGTTTGCAATTTGGCAGCGCAACTGGGCAGAGAAATTAAAGAGGTGAAGGAGGAGATACTTCCTCGCTTGGACCTCGATGCAAAAACTTATTTAGATGACGCATGGACAGGTGAGACCGATGAGTCTGAAGTGTACCTGCGTCCTAACATCGCACCGTACACGAGGTAATCATGTCAGTTTTTTTAGATCCAACTGGAAGATCGAATTACGGCATTGGGATCTGTGCTCGATGTAGCTGCAAGTTTTTCTTGGAAGATTTGTATTCGGATCCAAACACGCCCGGTCTGAAAGTGTGCATCAATGACCTTGATGATTACGATCCGTATCGTCTGGCTCCGCGTCAGGCTGATCGCATCACGTTGCCGTTCTATCGTCCTGACGAAGATCTGACACCGGGAGGACCGAATCCGAACGTGAACTTCCTGGGAGGTATTCGTGAAGCACCTGGTGCAAGTCCACGCATCACGGAAGATGGGAGGTTACGTGTACTTGAGGACGCAACGGTAAACCAGAATGAGGTGGAAGAGTAATGCCTAACATAAAAATTTCAGCTCTGCCTCCAGTCACACTGCCCCTCGATGCAGCGAATGTGTTCTTTGAGGTGCAGGCAACCGAGGCTGGTGAAGATGTCAGCCGAAGGGTTTCAGCACTGAATCTTGGAGCTGCATTTGGATTGGATGCATCGTTCATCACGGTCGATCCGAACGGAGATCTTCCCAACGAGCGAGTCCTAACAGCTGGAGCCAACATCGAGATAGTTGATGGAGGTCCAGATACTATCCTCACAATCCAACTACCTGGAGCGCTCACCGGAGTATCCGTCAACGGAGTCACTCTTAGCGATGCGGGTGCAGCGACTGACTTCCTCAATGAAGAAGGGAACTATGTTGCTATCGGTGGTGGTGGTGACCCCAACATCGACACGTTCAACTACCAGTTCTCTACTGATCTCGATGCGTTTAACGATCCGGGCGCAGGCTTTATTCGATTCAATAACGCGACGCCATCCGTATCGACCATCATGGCTATCAGCACAACGGATGCTGATGGTAACGATCTCGATCCAGATGTGACGCGGTGGGAAGTCGGTGAGGTCATCACGATCCGCGATCCGGCTGACTCAACGCGGTTTGTGCGGTACTCGCGAATTGCGGGTGCCATTATTGATGGCGGGACTTGGTTCCGCTTCCCGGTTACACACATCACTGGCGACACATACCCTGCCGATAGTGCCGATATCACGACGCAGCTTAGGGCTGTACCTCAGTTGGATGCTGGCAATGTTTTATCTGGCACCATCCTGGTATGGAATCAAACGGACGGTCGGTTCGAGGCAATTGACAACAACTGGAGACTGACGACCACTGGAGGCGTATCGCAGCTTGGCACCAATCAAAACCTGAGAATCCAAAGTGCTTTTAGGGTTGAGATACGCCAGCCGTTGTACTTTCAAGAGCAGGCCGCAGATGGCGGAGCCCTCGCAGACCACGGTCAGTTCTGGGTGCGCAACACTCTGGACGGTGAACCGATGTTCACCGATGACCAAGGCGTCGATACCGTACTGAATGTAAGTGGTGGTGTCACATCTTATGACGGACGAACGGGTGCAGTTGTTCCGGTAGGAGGTGTCGGGGCTGATTGGGACCTTCCGACAACTCTCACCACACTCTGGCAGATCGACAACAGCTTCACTAACTTTCGACTGATCAATAGCACTGACCTGCAATTATTCAGTGCTGGCGATACCGAAGACGTTCGATTCAGCCTGACTGCTTCTCTCATGCAGATAACTGGTTCTGGGTTCAATCCTCCAGACCTGACATTCCAGATACAGAATTGGGTCGGTTTTGATGTCAACGTGCAATCTTACTTCCAGCCGTCAGTGACAGTCGGTGGTAACAGCAATCCGGGTTCTGGCGCGAGTATTAACATTCCCCATGGAGCGGTTCCTTCAACCCCTCTCAATGGTGACGTCTGGACTACGACTGCAGGTTACTTCGCACGAATCAACGGTGTCACGATTGATCTTGCTGGAGGAGGTGCGCTTACACCGTGGATAGAAGACATCGATGGTGCAGGGTTCAACCTGGAGGGTGCTGGCGTTCTCTTCTTGGAATCACAACTTGTGGCTGATCCAGATGTTTCTGGTCAAGGTCAAATCTGGGTGGAAGGAGTGCCGAGTGATCCTCTGTGGAATGAAGTTGAGTTGCTCGCTGACTATGATGGTGCTGATGGTGCGACTTCGTACACCGAGATCTCAGTCAACACAGCGAGCGCAACATTCTTTGGAACCGCTCAGCTAGACACTGCGGAATTCAACTCTGGAGTGTCATCTTTACTGCTTGATGGTAACAGCGATTGGATCACCTTCCCTGATATCGCAGCTTACGATCTTGGAACACAAAGCTGGACGTTTGAAGGCTTCGTTCGATTCAACACCCTGCCACCTCTGCAAGCATCGCTTGGTCCCGGCTTCGTTATATGGGATATGCGACAAGGCGGCAACGCTCTCGTTCAATACGGCATCATCCAAGATGCGTTTGGATTCCGAGTCAGGCTTGTCGGTGATGACTGGGGTGCTGAACTAGGAACTATCGTTGGCGGCATCGTGACTGGTGTCTGGTATCACTGGGCAGTCACTCGCGACGTAGGCGGCGACGGAAACATTCGAGCTTACTTCAACGGCAATGCTGAGACTGCTGACTTCGGTGTTTCACCGGCTGATATGGGCAATCCAGATGAAGCGATCATCATCGGTTCTCGCGATGCTACAGATGCGTTCATGGATGGTTGGCTTGACGATTATCGCATGACAATGGGAACTGCTCGATATACAGGTACAGGTTCCTATACTCCACCGTCCACTCCATATCTTGGCGCTCCTATACCAGTGGACCTCTTCTTCACTGATGATTTTGGCACTGACTTCCAACTGAACGTGGGAGGTGGTGGTCAGGTGGACTCGATTGTTGCGGGTACAGCGATCACGGTCAACGCTGGAGATCCCGTCAATCCTATCGTTGCTTTTGACACACTAACTAACTTGACCTTCTTCGCTGTATGGCAATTCAATAATTCACTTCGTCTTAGGTACGCGACTGCGGAAGCTGACGTAGCGGGAGTCGGTCAGATCTTTGCGGCGGCTGATGATTTATTCTTCGTTGATGATGACGGGGTCTCGACCAGTTTGCTTGGAGGAGGAGGTGTTGGAATTTCTGGCACTCCAGTCAACAATCAGATCGCGATATGGGTCAACGCTACCGACATCGAGGGTGACGCTGCGGTTACGTTTAATGGTGTTGCTTTTATCGTTGACGGTGAAGTGCACGTTGACATTGATCCGGGGTCAGGCGGACTTGGTCTGTTCATGCAGAACGGAGGTGCGGGAACTGAGATATTCGGCATCACTGCAACTGGAGCAGGCGGGATTGACTTGGACTTCATTAATGTCACGGTCGTCAACTTCAACGGTGGTGGTGTCTACGACTTCAGTGGAGGCGGGCTGCGATTAGTTGGACAGATACACATGAGTGAACGGGCAGCAGCCGCACCAGATATCACTGGTCAGGGTCAGTTCTGGGTCAGAACCGAAGTACCGAATGTCTCGATGTTTGCCGATGACGATGGCGTAGAACAAGTCATCGATCCTTCGATCTCTGAAATCAATACGCAGAACGGAAACTACACGCTGCTCATTGGAGATAAAGGCAAGACGATATACAAGGCATCCGGCGGAGCAGGTGAGACGATCACCATCCCGGCGAACTCATCGGTGGCGTTCAAGATAGGAACATGGGTAGCCTTCGACAATGACGGAGGCGGCGACCTGACTATTGCAATCACGACTGACGTCTTGGTCGGTACTGACGGTGCGACAGGTTCTCGCACTCTCGGAGATAATCACAGAGCGTTGATCCAGAAGATCACCGCGACTCGCTGGCGCTACCAGGCATCTGACTTATGAGTATGTTTCACGCATCTTCTGGAATCATTCAGGCTGGGCGACAATTCGTTGTCTTGGGGAACAGTGGGGGTGTAGTCGGCTACCAAGAGACTCCGTTGTTCGGGTCCATCAGTTCATTGAACGAGATTGATGGGTTGCGTGTAGAGAGGCTGTTGAGTGGAGGAGGTGCAAATAAATTTCAGGTCGTTCTGAATTCTAATGTTGATCCACTGGTGAATGCGTTTACGTCTATTACTATCCAGGTCGGTGATGGATCAGAGGAAACATTTTTGACGAGTGATCTTGACGGAGGAAGTTACTTTTACATTGGAGGTGCTACGGATTTAGCATTTTGGCAATGGCAAGCGGATGATACTAATAGGATTTGGGAAGTCGGAGATGTCGGAGAGACAAAGAATTTCACATGGGTCGGATGACCCCAACTTAGAAAGGAAAAGAAAATGGCAAAGCAAGAAGTAACCGCAGTACAGATTCAGATGGCAGCAGCCGCTGGCGTGAAACTGTTGCAGGTAGATGACCTACCGGTGCCGATGTCTATCGCAAAGTCTGGTGCCTTGAGTGTCCTCGAAGGGATGCTGCAGGCACTGGCGCAAGGTGAGGTGGTTTTGGGACCTGCACCTGTGGCAGGGACGCAGCAGAACCCCGCAGTTGCAGCTGGAGTTGCAGAAGCTCTGAAGACTCCGGTAAAACCACCTGCTGCAGAAAATAATGGTGAAGGTGGCGACGCTGCACCTATAGCTCCCGTGGAATCATCGGAGGCTCCGACTAAGGAGAGTTAAGTCATGAAGGTCACGAAAGAGCAGGGTCTACATATCACGTTAGCAGGGATGATCGCTTTTCTACCTCTGCTACCGATAATGTGGTTCATTGGCAAGCCGATAATTTCTACGGCACTTGCAGGAGACATCCAGCAGGCTGTACAGCAACAAGCGCAGCCAATCAAGAACGCTTTTGTCGCTCTGCTCGTTCGTGACATCAACAAGATTAAGAAAGAGATGGCAGGTCTTCGGTTCCGTCAGCGTCAAGGAACAGACTGGACAGTAGAGGATGCCGAGTATCTTGCCGATTTGGAAATTGAGGTAGCCGCGCTACAAGAAGCGAAGGTTGCTCTCGAAGTAGTGGTGAACACAAGCTAATGGATCTCTTGCAAGAAAGGTTCAGCTATGCTGACACGGAGACTGAAAGTGTTATTAGCGTTGGCGATTTTAAGCTGGCTGGCATTGAACGTCCGTGGGTGCCACATGATACTCCGGGAGGGAAGCCTTTCGCTTCTTGCATCCCGGATGGAGTTTACAATCTTGAGCCGTGGATCCGTGCCAACAAACGGAAGGACGAAGTGTACATTCTGGTCAACGAGGAGTTGGGGGTGTACCGGCTTGAAGAAGACATGCCGAACGGAGAAGGACGCTATTTAATTCTCTGGCATATTGCGAATTACGTGACCGACATAGTGGGTTGTACAGGACCTGGGCTACGTCGGGTACTGATGAAGAATCGAAAGACTGGGCAGGTTGAACGTGCAGTCTCTAGCAGCGGTGAAGCAATGCGCATCATCACTGCACAATTGGGGCGAGTGGAGACACATCGCTTAACGATCCGCGCTAAATGCGGAACAGGAGAAGCAGCATGAACGTGAACACAATCGTAGGAGCAGCCATTGCAGCGTTGATTCTTTTCGCATCTAGCGTTGTCACATTGTTTACCAACAACCCCGACCTCACATTCTCGCAGTTGGGCACAGCTACCTGGGTCTCCATTCTTGGTGGTGCTGGAATTGCATTCTTAAAAGACTACCAAGCGCTGACGGTGCGGCGTACGGTAAACAAAATTTCAGGCACCGGAGATGGAGGTATTTAGCATGAACTATTTAGTTCAGACGCGTCAGCTTTTCGCGTTCTATTGTCTGCTGTTATTGATCGGGCTGCAGGGATGCGCTGCATCCAATCCGCTCGCTCAGGCACAGACAGTCGAGCAGAGAGCGTATGCCGCGTACGGTTCGTTCGTCATCGCTGAAGAGCAGGCTGCGAAGCTTGTGTCCAGTGGTCAGCTAACTAACAGTCAAACAATCGCTATCGGCAGAGCGGACGAAAGAGCGAAGGCAGTCGTCGATGATTTATTGGTGGCAGTGCTTGAGTTCGAAGCGATCAAGTCTGAGTTTCAGGCATCCGGGACGGGTGAACAACGGTACATCAGTTCCATGAACAGCCTCAACAACTGGACCGAGAGACTTGTTCCGCTCATCAATAATTTACTAGCAGCACTCAGAGGAGCTGAACAATGAATCCAATCCAATTAATACTGATCGCACTTCGCGGTTTGTCCGTGATAACCAGCAACCCCGCTCTCGGCGGAGGTTCCATGGTGAATAGGCAGGAGACGTCGAAGTTACTTGATTTTCTCGGCGAACTTCTGGAGCGCGGCGACGAAGCTCACACCGAACTGAAAGAGTTCGCGGAGGCTGTCAAAGCAATAGCCGATGAGAACAGAGCGCCGAGTCGGGCAGAGTGGCAATCTCTTCAGGACAGGAGTGACGCAGCTCATGATGTTATTCAAACGGCACGTCGGGCAGCAGAGGCTGAAGAAGCTGTGGACGACGAAGTACCAGCCGATCCCGAGCCAACTCCCGAGCCAACTCCCGAGCCGGAGCCAACTCCTGAGCCAGACCCGGAGAATCCGCAATGAAAATGATACCTATAGTCATTGCGGCTGTTCTGCTTGTCTCCTGCGCGCCGCCAGCAGACAAGGACTTCTTTGAGTGCGGCGCAAGCAACACGCTGGTGGTGTGTCCGGTCGGGGAGACTCCCGATGCTGGCACCCACGGTGACTGTCGTGCGGTTGGCAGTGGGACGACAACGCTAACCGACGGTACATGTAGTTAGGAGTAATTCATGGCTGTCTCGATGACATTCAACTCGCTCTTGAAAGATCTCCGTGCGTATTTGGAGCGAGGCACGAGCGTGGATCAAACCGTATTCGACCAGCTGCCCAGCCTGATCAATCTGGCTGAGCGTGAGCTGGCAAACCGGTTGAAGATCCTTGGGTTCGTGGCTGTGGTCACGGATACGCTGGGCATCGGACAGTCCGTGATACCGAAACCAAATCGCTGGCGCGACACGATCTCGATCAGCATCGGAGTCGGTTCAACTCAGGTGCGTACCCCTTTGTTCGCACGGTCGTACGAGTATGCACGACGCTATTGGCCTGATGAAGATCTGACGGACCAACCAAAGTTTTACGCGGACTATGACTACTTCAATTGGTTGTTCGCTCCGTCTGCGGATTTCGCATATCCGTTCGAGGTCAACTATTGGGAGTTGCCTGCACTTCTGGATGCCACCAATCAAACGAACTGGACGACGGACTTTGCCCCGAACTCCCTGCTTCATGGTGCGCTCCTGCAGGCAACTCCATTTTTAAAGAACGACGAACGCATTGCGGTATGGCAAAACATTTACGAGAAAGATATTGCGATCCTTGAGGGGCAGGACATCAAACGCATTATCGATAGAAACGTTACGAGGGAGAGTGTCTGATGAGTTACACCGACGTCTTTGGCGGAGACCTGATCTTCCCGTCGCAGTTAAGTTACCTGTCGATCACCACGGCAGTGGATGTCCAGTTGCAGTGGCCGACTGAGCAACAGATTACTGGCGGCAATGTCGTTGCAGATTTCATGGATGTGGATGCTTCGGCTCCGTCGCTCAACATTGACATGCCATCAGCGTTGGTGACAGGCGAAGGTAACAAAGGAACGTTCAACAACGTTGGCTCGAACACATTCACTGTGCGCGATAGCACGGGAGGCACGATTCAGTCGGTTGCTCCTGGAGAAATATGGATCATCGTTCTTCGAGACAACACGACTGCTGCAGGTCTGTGGCGTACCTTCCAACTGGGTGCGAGCGTTGCTGTTGCATCAGCCTCTGCACTGGCAGGCGCAGGTATCAAAGCAATTGGTATCCTGCTTAATCAGAAGGTCGATTCCGATGTCGAAGCAGCGACACCGTTCACAGTGGTTGATGGTGACCGGGCGAAGTGTCTGATTTACACAGCGGGTGCAGGTACATGCAACTTGCCGTCGCCGGGAGCGGTCGGCAATGACTGGTTCTTCATGTTGCGCAACTCAGGCAGTGGCACGCTCAACATTGTGCCCCCGTCTGGCAACATCGATGGGTCATCGAGCATCAATCTCGATCCGAATGATTCGTGTTTCATCTTTACCGACAACACGAACTTCTTCACCATTGGACTCAGCTCCGGTTCGACCATTGCATTCGACTTCGTGTCGATTCCGGTACCGGGCTCCGGTGACTTTGTGCTTAGCGGTGCAAACCTTGACCGGATTGCGTATCGCTTCACGGGCGCACTGACGGGTAACCGACGCATCGTTATACCGAACACGACGCAGCAGTACTGGGTGGACAACCAGACGAGTGGTGCCTTCAGTCTGGAGATCGATACAGCTGCAGGTGCGGGGCAAGTGATCCCGCAAGGGCAGAGTCTGATCGTTTACTGCGATGCCGTTGACGTGATCAACGCGACGTCATCCACCAGTGTGGCGTTCCCGATCACCATTGGTCAGGGTGGTACCAATGCGACGACGGCAGCGGGTGCACGTGCCAATTTAGGTGTACCGGCTGAGACCATCGACTTGATTGCTGGAGACGGCATGGTTGGAGGTGGTGATCTCTCTGGTCCTGATCGAACTTTCGACTTTAATTTGGCAAGTATCGGGGTAGCAGTCCCTGATGTTGCTGCTGACTTCTTCGTCTTCCAAGACGTGGACAATGCTGACGTCAATGCAAAGGCTCTCCTAAGTACCATCGCTGGTCTTACCATTGAAGATGAAGGCGCACCGTTAGCAACGCTTGCACAGGTCCTCGACTTCGTTGGTGGATTCGTTACGGCTTCGGGTGGGGGTGCATCGAAGACAATTACCATCGGGGCACCGCTGATCTTACTTGACAGTGAGGAGATTCAGTGGGGCACTGGCAACGACATCCAGATGTTCTTCGATGGCTCAGTGACGTTGGAGATAGCCAGTTCATTAGCTGCAGGACATGCACTTTTCGTCAACTGTTCTACCAATGGCATCACAGACATAATCGTCAGCAACAGCGTGGGAGGCGTAGGAATGCGCGTCATCACTGGTGGTGATGGTCAGATCTGTACCTACTCACCTGCAGGTTCCTTCCAGCAGGTTCTGATTGACCTGGTGGACAGTGACAACTCTGTTCTCCTGCGCTTTCAGGGATCCAATGCACTACGAACTCGAAGCGTCAGTGGAGCTTACCCTCACAATCAGGGTGGAGGCGCAACCATCAACAACAACGCCACTGGCAACGGTGACGCAAGAATACTTTCATGGTACGACCAGCACTTTGCCGCAGCAGAGAATAACTTAGCGCGCAACCTAACGAATACCATTACTGACGACGATGACCTCGTTAGCAATGACGCCGGAGCACCAACGCTGCGACAAGGTCGATACAAATTCGACATGTTTATGATCGTTCAAGGTAACGACGCGACGACAGATTTTCAGTTCAACTTCGGCGGCACCAACCTGTCACTACTCGGTTATTCCTGGGAAGCTATCACGGCTGATGGGGCTCCCGTCTCTTCCGGAGCAAGTGGTGCGGTCGCAACGGTGCAGACGGTTGACTTAGGAGCTACGCTCAACGAGGAAGTCTTCCTGCGCATACGAGGTCACTTCTTCATCAATTCTAACGGAGGCATCATCAACTTCCGTTGGGCACCTACTGCCAGCGTGATCGACGATGTGACGCGACAGCAAAACGCTTACCTGTGTATCGCAGCGGCAAGGATTGGTTAATGGCTGCACAACCTGCACGCTTAGCCTCAGCTCCCGGAATCAAACGGGACGGTACTCGCTTTGACAGCGAGCACTACGTCGATGGGCTGTGGTGCAGGTTCCAACGTGGCATGCCGAAAAAGATTGGCGGCTATCAGCAGGTCACCGACACGGTGCCGGAAGTTACGCGCGGCATGGCTACCTTCTCGCAAGACGACGTTCAGTTCTTGCACCTGGGGCATCCGAACACTCTTGGTCAGTACCAGGTCTCGAACGGCTCGTTGTTCCTCTTCAGTGATCGCACGCCTGCTGCTTTCGTTACTGACCTTAACAATCTGTGGCAGTTCGAGGTTTATGCCGACACGCAGGGCACGGGCAATCATGTGCTAATTGCACACGCTGCACCGAACGCTGCGAACATCGACAACTCGATTGGCGGCACTATCTGGCTCGACACGATGACTGCAACCACAATACTCACAACAGTCGGCCTGAATTCAGGTGCAACTGGATGGAACACCGGCACAGGCGGCGAAGTGAGCGGTGGCATCGTCGTCAGCGGTCTGTACCTGTTTGCATTCGGTAGCGAAGGGATCATTCGATACTCTGCGATCAACAATCTCTCGGTTGCTCCTGTCGAGTTCAACATCGGCACGCAGAAGCTCGTCAAAGGCATGCCACTTCGAGGTGCCGGTGCTGGTCCTGCTGTCCTGATATGGGGACTCGACTCCCTCATCCGAGCAACGTTCAATGTGTCAGCTCCACCTGATTTTGTTTTCGACATCGTTGCCCGAGGCATTACGATCCTGAGTTCGCAGGGCGTCGTGGAGTTCGACGGCATTTACTATTGGCCCGGTGTTGATCGCTGGTACCTGTTCAACGGTGTCGTGCGCGAGATGCCCAACAACATGAACCAGAACTTTTTCTTCGACAACATCAACTTCGCACAGCGGCAGAAATGTTTCGGCTTCAAGATCCCTCGCTACGGTGAGATCTGGTGGTGTTACCCACGTGGCACTGCAACTGAGTGCACCCACGCTGTGGTTTTCAATGTGCGCGAAGGTTACTGGTTCGACACACCGTTGCCTGACTTTGACGATGTCGATCAAGGACGCACGGCAGGAGTTTTTGCCAACGTGTTCCAGCGTCCCTTCATGGTGGACAACGAGATCACTGCAAACGGTCGCACGATCTGGCAGCACGAGACAGCGTTCGACAAGATCCGAACGTCCTCAATCAGCGCTGTTCGATCATTCTTTGAGACGCACGAGTTCTCGCTGCTCGACCAGAACGTGAGTGAGAAGTCCCTGCATGTTGCACGAGTCGAGCCCGACCTGGTGCAGTCGGGTGACATGACCTTACAGGTACGTGGACGTGCTAATGCCAAAGCTACTGTCGTTGACGGAGAGATAGGGACAATTTTTGCTACACCTTCCAGCGGCGACGAAGAGACGGTGAAGTTCAAAGAGGTCAAACGACTGATGAGCTTCAAGTTTGAGTCGAACGTTGCAGGTGGCAACTACGAACTGGGCAAGACTTACGCTCATATCGAGCCTGCTGACGGAAGGGTAGAATCATGACCATCATCGATCCACGTGGCTTCGGTGACGACGAGGTGATCCAGTGGGCTGATTTCATGACGGGCGCACTGGGCTTCTTCTCAGATAATGTGAGTGGGTGCGATCCTAATTTCCCACGTTTGGATGACGCGTCGGAGTGGCAGGCGTGGGCATCAGGTGTATTCGGAGGCGTAGATTCGCTTGGGCAGGACGTACCTGACCCTTACGCATTTGATGATTGGAAAAAGTGGGCGGAGAGAATGTTCGCTACAGCAGATTTTACGGGATAGGACTATGGCAGCAAAACCTAATCGAAGAGAACTACAGATCACTGAGACCATGGATGTGCAAGGTCCCGAGGGCGGCTTATCTGCAATGATTAGTCAGGCTGGTGGCGACAAAAGCATGATTAAGGACGTGCAGAAAGTCGAAGCCATGCCCGGTGGCATGGAGTTGCTGTACACCATGGCTGCTGAAGAGCTGATGAAAAAAGCTGGTGCCTCCAAATCGGACGCTAAGAAGATCCGTCTCTACAAATACGGTGGTGCGGTCGAACGAGCTTATGCGAAGGGAGGTCCAGCCCGAGCAGCGGCAGAGAAGACACGAGCTGCAGGACGTGGCGACGATTCCATGATGCTGCACGTCAGCCCTGAAGAGTACGAAGTCATCGAGTCTATGTGGGGACCGGCTGAGATTAACCCCGAGACGGGCATCGGCGAGTACGGTTTCCTCAGTAAGATCTGGAAGAAGATTAAGAAAACGGTGAAGAAGATCGTTTCCTCCAAAATTTTCCAGATCGTTGCTCCAATTGCACTGAGCATTTTTGTTCCCGGACTGGGCGCAGCTATCGGTGGCATGTTTACAGGGAGTAGTGCTGCGGCGAGCGTCATCGGTAATGCCCTCGTGCAGGGCGGACTCAGCGCAGCTGGTGGTGGTGACTTCATGAAGGGCGCACTTTCCGGTGCGATCACAGGTGGTCTCGGCTCGATGGCTGGCGCACAGGTCAGCAAGATTGCTCCGGGTATGTCTGCACGTACTGCAGAGATCGTTGGCTCCAGTCTGGCAGGTGGTGCAGCGTCGTCATTAACAGGCGGCGAGTTCATGGAAGGTGCCATCATGGGCGGGCTGGGCGAGTACATGCAACCAACGATAGAAGGTCTCGTTGGCAAGGGACAAGAGATGTTAGGCCTCCAAGACCCCGCAGCGGGCGGCATCATGGCCGAAGGTATTCCGGATCCAGTTGCAGTCACAGGTGCACTGGAAGGACCCCCCGGTTTCGGTGATGTGGGTGGTCCTTCCGGTCCACCAGCTCCGATCCCAGGTTACGGTGAGCCCGGTGGTCCCTCCGGTCCTCCGGGACCTGCAGTAGCTCCACCGACACCTGCCGCTGGAGGAGTAGCACCTGCACCAGCCGGAGCCCTTGGTCAGTTCGGCGACATGGTGATGCCTGCCTTGATGGGGGCTGGAATCCTTGGTGGTGCTAGTGCGTACGAAGAGGCTGTGCCTCCTGAGATGCCTGAGTGGATGATGGAAAGCTTGCCGGTTTACAGCATGAACCGACAGTTCCGGGGCATGGATCCCAACGCGTACTACACGTACGGGCAAACCGGTGCACCTCAAAGCGGACAACATTTGTTCATGCAACCTGAGCCGTTCGCCGGAGAAACAGGCACACCTACGGTGGGACCGGCTGGTGGTTTGGGCGGAGCCGGTGGTGTAGCAGGCATGATAGCTGCTGGTCAACCAATCCCAGCTCAGCTGGCGCAGAGTGTTCAAGGTCAGTTGCAAGCTGCAGGTTATAGCCCCGATCCCAACACGGGCAACTGGCTTCCACCGCAGCCGCAACAGCTAGGTCAGGGCATGCCGGGGAATGCCATGGGCGGCTACCAACGTGGAGGCGAGTTCGATTACTGGGCTCAGAACGCCGACGTACCGCTCGCTGCACCGACTGTGAGCGCCGCAGGGCGTTATGTTAAAGGACCGGGCACAGGTAGGTCCGACGATATTCCCGCGCGACTGAGCGACGGTGAGTACGTCATGGACGCAGAAACGGTGTCACTCTTGGGTGACGGATCCGGTGACGCGGGAGCGAAGCGGTTGGATGAGATGCGTCGGAACCTGCGCAAGCACAAAGCAAAGAATTTGAGCAAGGGTGGCTTCAGCCACAAGGCGAAGGCACCGCACCAGTACATGGCGCAAGGTGGCATGGCAAGACTTCGTAGAGCGATGACCGAATCGGGGAGAGTTGTAAATGGCTGACATTACTGATTTCTTATTTGAGGGAAAACCTCCACAATCGGTCACAACCTACGGGCAAACCGTGGAAAACATCCCGAAGTGGATGTCGGATTACACGCAGGGACTGATCGCACGAGCGAACGCAGCAGCAGCTGAGCCCTACATCCCGTATGGCGGACCCAGGATCGCTGGTTTCTCTGAGGACGAGCAGACTGCGTTCGGTTTGACGGAAGCAAACATCGGTGCCTATCAGCCGTACCTCGAAGCGGGAGCTGCGGGTTATGGCGGAGGCCTGCAACGCGCCGCCAACATCAGACGTTCAGCGGATCCCTTCCTCGAAGCGGGCTCGCGAATGTGGACTGATGAAGGTGTCGCCGAGTCGTACATGAATCCGTATATCGGTGGCGTGCTCGACCGACAAGAGCAGCTCGCTACGCGCACACTGGAAGAGAGTTTCCTGCCGTCACTGCAGCGCACCTTCGGAGGTGCCGGTCAGTACGGATCTCGTGGCGGCACCGGCTCGATGGAAGACATCGGTGTCCAAGGTATGCGAGACATCCAAGAGGGACTCGAAGCACAGCGACTCGAAGCACTGTCCGGAGCGTACGGTCAGGGCGCAGACATCTTCGGTGCCGACATGTCGCGACAAGGCGAGTTGGCTCGCATTACTGGTGCTCTCGAAGAAGCAGGCGCGCAGCAGATGTTCGCCGGAGCCGAAGGTCTTGGCCGAATGGGCGAAGCTGCTCAGAGAATGGGTATTACTGATGCTGCCTCGATGGCAGAGATCGGACAACAGCAGCGCGGAATGGATCAGGCGAGTCTCGATCTTGCGTACCAGGATTTCATCGAGCAGCGCGATCTGCCGTTCCAACGTGTTGGCTTCATGAGCGACGTCATCCGAGGACTTCCGTCGCAAGGCGGAGTTACGACACGCACCGATGTAGGACCGGCAAGTATTTATCAGCCGTCAGGTCTGTCGCAACTCGCAGGTGCCTACGGTGTGTATCGCGGTCTGCAATCGGGAGGAGCCGAAGGCGGCTACCTTATCGACGGAGACTTCGAAGACATGACTGACTACGCGGAGGGTGGGTATGCGTACCCAAAAGGCGCGCTATCGAGGGCGAGTATGATGAGGTAGGTGAGTACGGCATCGGTGGACTGGCACGTGCTGCAACTTCAGGTATCTGGAACTTCGGACGACGTGCAGTAGGAGCACTCAGTCAGTGGGCGAAGCAGTTGTACCCTGATTTTGGAAGAGGTGTTGGCGCAGCAGGCGGACATCACCTGGAACTGCAGCATAAACAGGATTGATCATGAGAGCAGAAGTGGAACAAGCGTATCAGGAGGGGGGCCGAATTAAGGGTGCTCTCCAAACTATGTTTGATCCCGAGACGGGAGGGGTCATCTTTGGCTCCATAGTTCGAGGTGCTTCCGGTGAATTTAGGATGCAAGCTCTCAGGGATGCGGCAGGCAAGTCCATAGGTGCTGGGCTATCTGACCTCAAAGGTAAAATATCAGACCGCGACCTGGAGAAGATGAAAGCGGAGATCGCAACGGGAGGTATGCAAGCCTTTCGCCAAAAGATGCAAGCGATGATCGATCCGAAGATACGAATGCGACAGCTCCACAGAGAAGGAGGCGCGGAGCTGGTCGAAGATACGATGGTCGAGGAATCGTATAACCGTGGTGGAATCGGTGGCCGAGTTGAAGAGTACGCTAACGGTGCATTGGAGTGGGTACCGAACGGACCCGGTGACGTCCCACAGCCTCCTACCGGTGATGTGTTTTACGATCCGATAGCAGAAGCGCAACAGGAAGTATCCGGACAACAGAAATTTGCACGAGGTGGCAGAGTGAAAAAATTTCAAGGTGGTGGAGGTGTCGGTGGACTCGGCGCAGTCGCGGGTCCTCCGGAAGAAGAGGAGCAGGAACCTTTGCTCACTGTGGATGAGATCATAAGTCGGACAACTCACCCCGGTGCCGGGAAGAGCTTGACCGAGTTGATCGTGATGAATCAGCAGAGTGCTATCGACCGTCTTCGTCAAGGTCGTACACAAATTGCAGAACGAAGAGATAAACAGCGGGCATCGGATGAATCGTCTAAGTGGCTGGCATTTGCACAAGGCATGCTGGCACCGACACAGACAGGGGGCTTCGGTGAATCGTTAGGTGCGACTGCTGGGTTGTTGCGCGAGGAACAGGGGCGAGCTGCTGAGCATGAAGCGTATTACGATGAGCAGTTAGACACGAACGTAGCGCAAGAGATTGCTATCGAAGCAAAGATGATCGATCAGATGCTCTCCATGGCTGGGCATGCCAACCGAGCCAAGGGTATCCACGGAGCGATCCAAACGATGGTCAACCCAGAGCATGTGGGCAGACCTGTCGCTCAGCAACAACTGATCTTCGGTGCCATGAAGATGGATAAAGATGGCGAGTGGCGGCTGTCACCTTTAACGGATGAAAACGGTGTTTACTTCGAGGCTGCATCGAGGCTCGATCCTGCTCGTGCAGATGCGCTCATCACTGCAGCAGAAGGAGCAAAGGCAGAGGAAGGTCGCGGCCAAGAAATGATCGACGAAGCGTACGAATACCGGGCTCCGATACGGAATGTCAGGCGTGCCAATGCTATTTTCGAAAACGCTGAGACGATCATCGAGACCAGCGGTATCCAAGAACTAAAGAATCGATTGGCGAATTTCATGGGGATTGACTTCGGCGACACGATCCTGTTGACCGAGCTGCAGATGATTGCCGCTGAAGATTATTTGCAGAAACTGATGTCACTGAAAGGCAACACGTCTGACCGTGACGTTAGAGAGATGAAGGGCATCTCTGTTGGTCTGGGACAAAACTCGACAGCGAACTACCGGCGGCTGAAGGAGATGGAATTAATCTATTCAACTGCAATTCGGAATGGTGTTCGCGAGGCGTACCAACGTGGAAACATGGATGAGGTCAGCGATTTGTGGGAGGCAGCGTATAACAACAGGTGGGTTCGCGGCGCGGTACCGATCAGCTCAAAAGCGCAGTACGACAAGTTGAAAGTTGGTGCCTACTTCTTCGAAAAGGATGACTGGGGCGGACAAGTACGTCGCAAGACTGCTGAACCAGAGAGTGGGGAATAACAGATGGCTGAAGAAGATTTTGACATCACAAAATTTGGAGAGGCAGTAGATCCTGTTGCTGAAGCTCAACGAGCAAATCTTGGACGTGCTTTTGACGCGAGTTTCCTGGGTGAGGCAGGAACCGATCCTGTTCGTACAGCGACCGAACTGGTTCGCAGTGGTGACATCGGTGGTCTTAACATCGAGCGTAAGACGATCATGTCCCCGTTCCCGATGGAACCCGGTGAGTCACGTGCAGCGAAAGAGTTGCCCGAGTTATTTATGGGCAAGTCGATAATGAATCCTCGTGTTGCAGAGTTGGAAGCAACACTTGACGACCCTGAGTTAAGTATCTGGCAGAAGATGGGCGCAAATATGGAGCTGATGGAGCTGGCTGAACACGGTGAGATGACGCAGCGTGTTGGTTCGGGTGTTGCTGCACACCTCTCCATGGGGGATAAAGCAATGCTCTCTGCAGCAGCCCTGACCATGTTTGATCCGGCAGAGATTGCAAAAATGTTGACGCAGATCGATCCGGAAACAGGTGAGCAGAGGTGGCCTGAGTTTGGAATTCAACACGCCCCAGATGGCACGATCATTGTCGCTAACAATAATACAGGGCAGCGTGCAGTTATTAATCGTCCCGGCTTCAGTGCGATGGATGCAGTGCAAGCAATCGGTATCGGTGTGATCTTCACACCTGCAGGTAAAGTAACAGCTGCGATGCCTTCGATAGCAGGTCGCATCGCGACTGGTATGGCAACATCGGGCGTGACTGAAGCTGCAATACAGGTAGGACAGGAACAAGCTGGTGGTCAGTTCGATGTTTCGGATGTCGCACTGGCTACTGCTTTAGGTCCCATCGCGGATATTGGTAGAGGTGGGGTTGCAGCGATCCAACGCACTGGCAAATACATTGGCAGCTATCTACCTCAGTCATGGTTTGGAGGACTTAAGGGGATTCTCCCGGAGGCAAAAGTAGCTGTTCTAGACTTCGCCAAAAAGGCTAAGAAATATTTGCACACGGCACGCCCCGCTCTTGTGTTAACGCAAGATGCGATACCTGAAATCCACACGCCACGCATGCAGATTTTGCTAAAGATGATGGAGCGTTTGCCTCTTGTCGGTACCGGTGGTTTACGGAAGCGAGAGGCTTTAGAACGTGTAGAAGTACTGCGACATCTTGCCGACCGTTTCAACCTGGATCCGATTACTGACTACGGTCATCAAGTTATCGAAAGTCTCAATCGCAATGCCGGAAGAGCTTTGCAAGCTGCCCGTACTGCAACACAGGGTGCACTGGATACGATTAAAGATAAGCCAATCATTCTGCGTGACTTTCGCTTGCGTATTCGAGACATCATCCAAAAAGAAGAATCGTACGGAGAGATGGCGAACCCAGGTGTCATCGATCTACTGAACAAGGCTCGTAATTCTGTGTGGCAGGGAGGCAAGGCCCAGGATTTTGCTCGTAACTTTGGTGCGCTCGATGACTGGCTGCAACGACTGCGTATGGAGGCTGGACGTGCGCCTCCGCAGGCCCGAACAGTTCTTACCGAAGCAGCAGACGCGTTGGAAAGGGACATGAAACGTCATGCCTTAGACGAAGGTGGAGAGGCCGGAGCCCAGTGGGTTAAAGCGATGGCTACCACCAGAGGCTTAGTAGCAGAGGCAGAGAAAAAGACACTCAAAAGTGTGATCGATGCTGGGCGGATAGACCAAGGGATCATTCGAAAAGTGCTAAGAGGCGGAGACGAGAAACAGCTGAAAACACTTTACGACGCAATGACACCTACGGGACGAAAATCAGCGCAACAACTGATTATGAGAAATGCGTTGCGTGTTGGTGGTTGGCGTCGTGGCATGCCTAAGGACATGGCAGTTGATCCTAAAAAAGTTCTCGCTTGGATGGATAAAGAACCTATCCAAGCACAGCTAAAAACATTCTTCCCCGGTAAGCAGGCGCAGCGAGAACTCATCGGTTTGCAAGAGTATTTAACAGCTACTGCAGCCGCTCAAGAGATTGGAAAAGGCGTGGGCATGGCAGCAGCGGGTGGCATCGGACAGCTGAGTGTTGATGCCATCAACATCGCGACTCTCGGAGCCCTTGGTTTCGCAGCTAAGGCTTATCAAAGTGCATTTATTAGAAATCAGCTTCTGCGTTTGTATCACGCAAGAGGAAATGTCCGTCTCCGCGATGCGATCATGATGGAGCTGACCCCCTTACTAATGGCTGGTGGTCGGCAGACGCTGCAGCAATGGACAGAAGACGATCCGCAGGACAGCGTGTACATCTCTGATGAGTTTGCTGAAGATGAAGGTCCCGGCATGATGGAGCAGTTACGCACTGCAGCCGGTGTTGAAGAGGGTGAAGATATCGACGTCACTGGTCGGTTATCTGAAATGCTTTTCGGTGCTGAAGAAGAGGAGCCCGTACAATAATGCCTGCACGACGTCTCAAACCACCGGCTAAAAGGTACACGCGTAACCGTGCGGGTCATCTCCTTGTGGAGGGTTCGCGTGTGTTCCTACCCGATCACCTCGACCAGGTGCGTGCGATTGCGATGCGTGGCATCGATGAAAAGCAGCTGTCTGAAATCTTCGACATCAGCGCACGACAACTGGGCCTGTGGAAAGCACAGTACCCGTTGTTCAAAGATGCGCTCGAAGAAGGCTACACCGATGCTGATGCTGCTGTCCTTGGTGCGTTGTACCAGACTGCCGTCGGCTACACGCACGACGAAGAAAAGATTTTCCAGTGGGACGGAGAGGTCATCCGTGCCGACACCATCAAGCATTACAAACCTGACGTGCAAGCGATCAAGTTGTGGATGACCAACCGACAGCGCGAGTACTGGGCTGATCGCAAAGAAACTGAACACACTGGTAAAGACGGTGGACCTATCGGTCTGCGCGATGAGACGAAGCTCGAAGTGGTCTCGAGTATTCTTGCACTGATTAAACCGAAGCCCGACAACGCTGTTATCGACGGTAAAACTGGGGAGGTAGATGATGCCTAGCACGTCACCAAAGCAAGCGAAATTAATGCGTGCTGTTGCGCACGGTTGGAAGCCTAATCGAATCGATGGACCATCAGTTAGCGTGGCGAAGGAGTTCGTCGCAGCTGACAGGTTGGCAGAAATGTATGAAGGAGGTCTCGCACCAATGAACGACATCATCCAACGTGGGTTCGCACCGAGCCTGCACATGCAGGGAGGTGGTGAGGTTTGGACTCCTTACGGTCCCGGTCAGGATTATGGAGACATACCTGAAGAGACACTGAAGTTCCTGAACGCTGAGATCAAAGGTAATAGCAGGTACGCCAAGATGATGCGTAGGATGCAGGAGAAAGGCCGAGTGCAGTACGGCTACAATCCGCCTGCGGTTGCGGCTCCGACTGCGACTGCGACGCCAGTTCCTGTTACAACGGTGCGTCCACGTGGCGGAAGTGGACGTCGCGGTCGCAACGGAGGTGGACGACGTCAGCGCGACGGAGATGGAGGTGGGGGCAGACCACCACGTACAGGTCCACCCCCAGGTGTAGAAGGAGACCCACCTGCAGTTACTCCAATCCCACCGAGAGATCGACGAGCAGGAAGAGACACTGAATATTCAGCAGCACTGCGTGCACATAAAGCACGTGTTGCACAATCATTAGCGGTGCCACCGGGTGGCTACGCGGGAGGAGGTCAAGTGAATTACTACGATGAAGGCGGAGTTGTCCGTCCCGGTCATGCAGAGGATGCAACGGGAGGACCGAATCCCTATCCACACGGGACGGCTAGTTACAATTACTGGGAGAGCAGGAAGCATGTAGATCCTCCTCCTCCAGAAGTGGTTGAAGCGGAACCAGCAGAAGATCTGAGCTGGCTCGACAGGCTGCTTGGGCGAGGTGAAGACATCAAGACTCGCAGCGAACGTGAGCTGGAAGCACTGGGTGAAGCTCACGGTGGCTACATCGACGTGCCCGGTTATCAATTCGGTGGACTTGCGCAAGCAAACTTCCGTGGTCCACCACGAGGTGGTGTGTCTCCGCGTGTCGGCATGATGAATCCACGAGGTGGCATCCCGCCGGGTGGTGCGGGAGGTAGATCTGGAATGCTCTCGCAGCTGAGGCGGCAGGCGCAGAGTCAACGAGGTGGAGCCGGTAGGCGTGGCTTCCCGCCTCGCGCACAGATAGGTGGTCCCGGTGGCATGCCGGGTAGAGTCGGTACCTTAGGTGGACCCGGCTACGGACCAAACCCATTAGGTAGCGCAGGTCCCGGCGGATCTTTAAGAGGTGGAGGTGGCTTCCCTCCCGGAAAGGGACCAAGGATGCAAGTGCCGCCGAGCCCACCGAGAGGGATGCCGTTCGGTGGACGTGACCCGAGAGCGATGCCCCCTCAGGGTGGTGGATTCCCGCCGGGTAAAGGACCGAGGCCGATGGTGCCTCCGAGTCCACCGAGAGGCATCCCCAGTCGAGGCATGCCGCCTCAAGGTGGTGGGATACCGTTCGGTGGACGTGACCCAAGAGCAATGCCGCCTCAAGGTGGAGCAGGTCCTGTTGGTGGAGCAGGTCCCGTTGGTGGACCTAAAATAGCTCCTAATATGCGTGGCTATCTGCAGAAGCAGCGGATGATGAATCGTCCTCCGGCGAACGTCGGTGGTGGCGTGAACCGTGTCGGTCAACAGGACCAGCAGGGTGGACTAGCGAGAGCGTTGCAGAGGGGGACCGGACGTCCTCCGATGTCGAGACGTGGTGGCTTCGGACGGGCAAGGTAGCACCGCAACGTCGAACGCATCTGCCATCTGCTCCCCACTCGTGATACAGCCAATTGTTAGCGCAGTATATGTCCATCGTCGTTCTCCCCCGTTTTAAGAAAAGCGTTGGGACCGTAGACCATCATGCCTGCGTAGAGTCCGCGCAGCTTGTCGCGCACTTCGACTCTGTCATCGATGACGATCTCCGGCTTGTACTGACGCACCCACTGCAGGACCAGGTCCGGACCTTTGATTGCAGTCTGGTGCGGCAGTCGTTGAATCAATTCGACGCGCTCAAACAATTCGTACTTGCGTAGCCATGCTTCTTCGTGCTTGTACTTATTAACGAAGCGTGTGCTGTAGATGATCGGTTTGATGTCTGCGTCGAGCCAGTCGTGCACCATGTCTATGATGTGCATTCGCGGCGCGTCTTCCATGATCGCTTTGTAATAATCTTTCCACGCAGTGACATCTCGTTTGTTGTCTTGAGTTCGAGACTGAAGGAGGGCTAGACGATCAGTGTGATCGCTCAGCACCCCTTCGAGATCAACCAGAATCATCTACGCTTTTTACGTCTCGCGCCAACCTTTTTCTTCTTGGCGGGATCGAATTCACGCAGCTGCTTACGGATCTCGCTGATGAACTCGGTGGCTACCTGTCGATCACCCTGATTAGTCAGGCTCACTTCAAGGTGCATCTTGAGCTTACGCCCGTCCAATTCGAGGGTGCCTTTGCGGTGTTGTTTCAGGTACATGTCTTATTCCTATGCTGTACGACGCAGGTAAGCTGCCCTGAAACGACACTCGTCAGAGCAGTAATTAGTGATCGTGAGACCCTCGAAACGCTTCTTGCACTCCGGGTTCTCACAGTTTTTCTTGCTACGCTTGCGCATCATTGCCATCTGCGCACCGATGCTATCGCTGTGAGCTTTTGCACTTCTCATACCTATCTCCAGTCGGATTCTGCAGCCATTATATACACAGATTCGCTAGCGTGTAAAGCGACTACTTCCCAGCTGCATCCCTTGCCGCAGAAGCGTGGTGGTACAAGGCATCAGCGTACTTCTCGGCCTCATCGAACGGTAGGGAAAACATCGAGAGCCGCTCAGAGAAGATGGTAACCACCTTGCCATTCTCCATTCCTACTTTAATTTTGAGAGGTGGTTTAATTTCCTTGCTAACAGCTTCGGCTACTTCATCGACCTTCGGTTTGTCGTCTGTCATTATTCGTGCTCCGGATTCAAGTCAGCTACAGCTTTTTCCACCAGCATCGGGATCTCTGAGCGGTGGGGGTCCAGCCCCTTACTGTACTGCAAACGTGCTTCAGTCCACGTCCAGCCGATAGCTTCCGCCCGAACACCACCGAGGAGTTGCTCCAGCTGATTGAAACACCTGGTGGTTGGGTAGAGCCCGATGGGATCAGGATCATCCAGCATTGCATTGACAATGTCAGCAACTCTTTCTCTATCGTATGTGATTTTGATGTCGAGTGGATCAGTCATACATTCCTCCCACGGGACCACGAGGTAACTCGCTCTCGACGACGGGGAAATCGTACAAGAAATTCTCATCCCCTTCGACGGCAATGCGGACAGCCATGCAGGCTACCTGTATTGCTTCGCGTAGGACTTCGACTGCGCTCGTGCCTAGTTTACGGTCGTGATGCATCATAGCCTGAGCCAGCTCACCCACCTCCTCCATGAGGGCGGCGAGCTTGTGCGTGTTCTCCGGGAATGCTTTGCGCGCAGCAACCAGTTCGTCTCGAATCATGGTGAAGACCATCCCGTCAGGACTGGTCAATCGTTCATGAGCTTGCTGGTCAGGCGCAACGCACTGACAGATAGTTAGATCGCTGCCGCATTCAGTGCACGTTTGCACGTGGTGCGGACTACGAAAAGTGCAGCTACGTTCTGGCATCAGAACATCCCACGCCCGAGCTGGGCGAGCTTGTCGATGATGTCTCTCGTCTCCGGGTTCGCTTCCATCTGTGTGATCAGTTGATTGATTGCTTCGAGACGCAGCTCCAGTTCCTTTTTCTCCTGCAGTAGTTTCTCGCTGACAGTCGGTGGACGGTGGTCCATGAGTGCGCGTCCTGCTGCTGCTACTTCTTGTGTATTTTCATCTCCGAATGACATTGTTATTCTCCATAGTACTCTGCGAAAAGCCGATAGTTACTCGGCACTGTGAGCGCGCCATCTAATAAGCGCGCAGCTTGTTTAGGATCTTTCCTGCTCATCGTTTCCCAAGCCATGTCAATCAACTGGTCGTGCGTTGCTCCGTTGAACTTCGCGGCATCCTTGCCGTGTACAATGTAGATGACGCCGGGAGTTTCTGCAATGATCCAGACGATGCCGCCCTCGTTGACGTTCTCCTTGATCCATCGCAGCTGTGATTTGTGCAGTCCCTTCTCGTCGTCCGGAAAGGGCACGCGCAGTGCACGGTCGGTCGCCTTCAGCTCGATGGTACCGCAGCCATCCTTGCCCACTTGGTAGTGAACGTCAGGAAATCCCGGCGTAGTATCTGGGGATTCGATTCTGGAGTATTGCCCCAGCGGGAGCGCAACATCTCGCAGCCACTCCCAAAGGTTGCTCTCATTCATAAAACCAAAATCCCAGGAAAATATTGCACTACTTTTTCACCGAATCTACATTAGGCGAACATCGCACGGGTTTTGCGAATTCTTTTAGCACCCTTCCAAGCCGATCTTCGACGGTTACCTTTCTTGCGGTACCTGTCGAGGATGAGCGTCGCGAAGTCTTTTTTCTTTGCAATCGCTTCATAGTATTCATCCTCAATTGTGTCATTTGCCATCATGAAGAAATACTTCACCCAGTCGGTGAATTCCATGCTCATGATGCGGAATCGAGCTTGTTCAAACGTGATGTGACTGTGATCCCAGCTGTAGAACACGTACGTGTTCGCTGCTGACAGATCGAAACCGAGCCCACTCTTTACCTGCAAGATGACGTAGTCCACATCGAACTTCATGTCCCATTCGTGCTTCCCCGAAATGATCTTGTAGGTCCAGTTGAACGCATCGAACTCCGCAGCGATGGCTTCGATCTCGTGCGTGAAGCGACAACAGATGACTGCCCTTTCTTTACCGAAGCCCGACAGCAGCTCCATGAGTTTGTCCAGCTTCTCGGTGCCAACAGGTATGACGATACGTGTGCGCTTCTTCTGGCCGGGAATGCGCTCCTGATGCAGTAAGAAACCACCGCACACCTGCTGCAGCTTCTGCGGTAAATTGACCGGTAAGGGTACACCGATGGTCAGGTCGTTGATAACGGTTTCCATGTCCTGTTTCAGTTCTTCGTAGATGTGCCGACTCTTACGATTGAGGTCGAAACGCACTTTCTTCCGGCGGACGCGCACGGGAGACTTTCCCATGGCGACGCGCGCTTCGTTGAATGTAATTCGGTAACTGTACTCATGGATGATTTCAAGTAGCTCTTCTTCGTGGTTGTATCCAACGAGCACGGGATACGTTTTTCCATCTCGTCTCTCATGCTGCTCGTAAACGACATAGCGCTCCTTGAAGCTGGCGTAGATGCCGAAGATCTCGTTCTTCCCAATGAAGTCGAAGATTGCCCAGTACTGCTCAAAACCCTTGTCGGCTGGTGTGCCGGTTAACGCAAGTTTCCAAACACAACGCTTGGCAAGCGTACGTGCAAACCGCGACTGGGCTGCACCAGGTTTCTTGATCATGTGCGCTTCGTCGGCAATGATCATCATCTTGACGCCTTGCTTTTGCCACTTCAGTGTTTCGGCGTACCACTCCTTCCGGAGCTGCATGTTTTTCACAGGCTCCTGATACGTGAGGATGTAAATCTCGCATCCCCAATCGTTGTCGAGGTGTTCTTCGAGCTGCTCCTCCCAGGTTTTCAGTGCCTTCTTAGGGCACAAAAGGATCAACACCTCCGGCTTGCGTTCGTCAACGATAGCCAGAGAGATCAGGCACTTCCCTGTGCGCTGTTCCGGAAAAAGAGCGAAGCCGTCGAAGGGCAATGCCGCAACGACAGCTTCTCTCTGATACGGACGAAGCTCCGTGCGGATCACTACGCTTTCGTCAGCTCTTTAAGCGGGATCTCCCATTCCCCTTCTTCGTCATCGACCACAACTGCCATGTCGTCTTCGATGCCCTCGATCACACCCTGATACTCTTCGCCATCTTCGTCTTCGAACGTGACGCGAGCACCCGGACGCAACGCAGTGGACTTCCGTGTCTTTTTCTTCACTGCTTTTTTCTTCGAGGCTTTCTTTTTCGTTTTCTTTTTGGTGGGAGCTGGAGGAGCTTCTTCTTCTTCCTCTTCGCCTTCTTCTTCTTCGTACTCGCCCTCCTCCTCTTCTTCTTCGCCCTCAGCCTCAGGGATTTCACCACCCTGCTCTTCGACGTACTGCTGTGCTACTTCCTCGGTCAGGTAACCGGTTACACGAGGCTGATCTTTCTCTTCGTACTCCTCGTTCACGATCTCCAGACCACACATGTTCCCGACCAGATCATCGGGATCAAAGTCGAAGGGACCATCAGGGGTGTCGTATCCCATGCAGTTAAGCGCAGTGCGCAAAACCCACAACGACTGTGGCACTAACACGAATCGGTCGAACACCGTCGAGCCAATGTGCGTCTTCCAACGTACAGTGATCATGTCGTTGCCTGCCTGACTCGCTTCCAACTCAGCGCTCATGATTTCAGCAACGTAGTAGCCATCCGGCGTAGGCATTCCACCTCCGGCCTCCACATCGGTGAAGTCAACTGTTATGACATTGGACTTGCCCCGTCTCCCACCACGTCGTGCCGTTTTCTTAGCGGGTGCTTTTGATCGTCTTTTCTTCGTTGCCATTCTCAGGATCTCCTAATTTTCTTACGTTTCGTTTGTTTGCCTGCGGTCAGGTCCCTGATCTTTTTAAACGTCGGGTTGACGATCAGCTCAGGGATCGGACCAGCGGACACTGGTCTGCGGATCTTCGTCGAGTAAAATGCGTGAGGACCGATCCGCATACAGTAGTCCACATGTCGCACTTCTTCTTTGTCTTCAGTTTCCCAACGCTCTTTGATGAACGTGGAACCAATGGAGTCAACTGCACCATCGAGGAATGCACTGACTGAAGGCATGACGCGCGCCCCGATGCTGGGCTCGATGGCTTCTTCTTCTTCGTCGCCACCTTCGTTCACACGCTCGTGTGCAATCATGAGCAGATTGTAATCATCGGACAGGTCACGGAAGTCGCTGATGAATTGCTTCAGCATTCCGGACAGTTGTCCCCAGTTACGCTGCGTGAACGTCTCGTCTCTGCCCTTACGCGACTTGCGCAGTACCTCAGTCATGCCGATATCCTGCAGGTTGCTCACCTGATCGATAACGATGGACGCATATTCGGTTGGAGTTTTATGATTGAGCAACCCCCAGTACAGCTCATCTATTTCAGCCCACTCAGTGACACGTACGACATCGACGTCCTCTTCCTGCGCGATGGTCTCGGTGCCACGCTCGTTCGTGTCAATGAATAAGATAGGTCGCGGGAACGTCGAGCCGAAGTGCGTTTTACCCGTGCCGGAGCGACCGTACACCATCATGACCAGGTTGGTTTTGAGTTCCGTGACTGGTTTGATCTGGTCGATGATCGAAGCAGTCGTCATCGGTTTTCTCTTTACTACTGTCCGTTTCTTCGCTCCTGTGACCTTCAATTTCGGTTTGCTCCGCATCGGTTTAGCTGGCATGGTGACTCCCTCGTTCAACGTATTCGCTCTTCATGATGAAATCAGAGTCCAGTCCCCGGACCTCCGCTTCACAGATTGTTCGGTACTCACAGGTGTTGCAGTTGAATGACGACATGCTGCGGGCGCAGTGTCCGCCATCTCGTTTGGCTTGAATCTCCGCCGCACTCTGCAGGAAATCGTTGACCACTTCAATGATCATGTTGGTGCTGGGCTTCGGCAGGAATACGCGCTCAAAGAAGGTGTCTTCCTTCCCTTCAAGCATTTCCAGCATGTCCACGTACTGAGTTGCATCGAGCTTCTCTCTCCTGATCACTTTAAGGTAGGTGTACGGATCGCAGTCCAGATTCTTGCGCTTCGATAGCTCACCGCTCTTCAGCACTTCCGGTTCGGTCGGTGCCTTCGCTTTGCCGTAGTCCCAGCAGATACCGTCGATCTTTTCCTTCGGCTTCATCATGCCGTACGCCCACACGTACAACAGCAGTTGCAGCTCTTGGAATCGATCATCAGCTGTCGGGATGGACTTCATGAATTTGTGATCTACCAGCCAGCGTCGGTCGTGCACGTCCGTTGCAATCTTATCGATGAAGCCGATGAACATGACTGGGAGAGCACCGCTGCCCAACTTGCTCAGGTCCACTTCGATCTTGACCTCAGTTGCCTCGTACGTCAGCGGGTCCTTGCGATATTTACGCAGGTAGCCCTCGAAGATCTTGCCACAGTCGCCGATGATGTCACCGTGTATGTCACGCTCCTCCTCAAAATAGGCAGCGTACTCTTCAGCGTACGTTTCGAGCACGTCCCATGGATCGCTGCCCGTGTACTTGTTGCCATGAATTTTGTATTCAACGTAAGCGTTGAGCATCTCGTGCAGGATCTCGCCGCGCAGCAGACGCACGCCTTTGAACTTACGTTTGATCTTCAGAAAATATCTGTACCACCATGCTTTTTGGCATCGTCGATACGAATTCACCTCGCTGAAACTAATGTGCTCACGCGGCTTGCTCATACTTCACTCCTTTACCCCAGTTGCCCAGCGTTGCTTCACCTTCCATCGGCACGCTGAGTGTTATTTTGAATGTGTCCATCAGGGCTGGTCGCTCTGCGATCTTCAGCATCTTCGGCACGCACTCAGGGATAACTTCGTCCCTGACAATGGTCAGCACTGCATCGTGATGCTCTCCGACAATTCGCACATGATCACGCGGGAATGTCTTGTGGATCTCGATCAGGATCATCGTTTTGTAGTCCCCGATCATGGCTTGCACGCCTGAGTTAACAGCCTGACGTTCAGCTTCCATGCGTACCATCTTGTCTCTGGTCTGAATGCCGGGAAGCCTGCGCAACCGACCAGTCAGGCAGCGTACGTGACCGTTTGTTTTTGCAAGTCGCTTCGTTCTGGTGTGCCAGTCAGCCAGCCGAGAGTACAGTCGGAAATATGCATGACGTGCGTTCTTCGCTTCTGCCATGCTGGGTTCCCAGCCGTAATCCTTCTTCGCCTGCTCGATGAATTTCTTCGGATACATACCGTAGATGAAGCCGAAGTTAACGGCTTTTGCGCGCGTCCTGCCTTCGTACCAACGTGGCTCGATAGCGATACACTTCTTCGGGCCTGCCTCCATCATGATGTCGAGGCATTCGGTGTACGACATGCCACCACAGTCAGCGATGGCTTCAGCGGTGTCGAACACGCGTTCAGTCCACTCGCTCTGCTGACTGATGTACAACGTCTCGATCATTGTGCGCCAGTGAACATCTATGCCGTGGGTGAAGCACCGACGCATCTCTGGGTCTTTGGACAGGTGCGCAGCAACACGCATCTCTGCGGTGGCAATATCCAACGCGCAGAGTGTCCATCCTTTTGGTGCAGTAATGAGGTTGCGGATCTTTCCATCGCGCGGGATAGGGTGGAGCGGAGAAGAATATCTGCCGGTGACAGTGCCGTGCAGTTTGTAATCGAAATAATATTTGTCGCCGATACGATACTTCTCCCAGCCCTTGATGTACGTGTTAAACATCTTAGATGCGCCACGATAGGCGAGCAGCTTCTTGACGACGGGTTTGGTTGCGATGCTGAGCAGCGCTTCTTCAGATGTAGAATTTGCCCCTTTCTTCGTAAAAATTTTGCACTGATACCCCAGATCTTTATATAGGAGTTTTCCGATCTGCGCTGGGCTGTTCCAGTTCACGTCGCCGCCAGTCATGTCGTTCAGCTCTTCGCGTTCCGTGATCATCTCGGATAGCAGTTGGAGCCCGACTTCTTTACGCGCAGCTCCATCGATGGTGAGCCCTTCCATTTCCACGTCTTCCATCGCGCGCGCACCGGGCATTGTGATCTTCCAAAACAGTCGGTGCACACCTGGGTCTTGTCGCAGCAGGGACTCGAACAGTTTGCCCAGCCTGAGCGTGTACGTCGCGTCCTGCCCGCAGTATTTGTAGTTGCGCATGGGCTTCTCGGACTTGCCTTGCTTCTCTGCCAGCGAGATGTCGTATTCAGGCTCATCGAGATAGGTGCGGCACAGGCTGGTCAGATCGTGCGCGAGGTTTTCATCTAACACGTGGTGTGCGAGCATGACATCGAAGGTCAAGCGGAATGAACCACCGAACATCCATCGCATCCATTTATTGTCGAATTTCCCGTTCTGCGCATACGTGCGTTTTTTATCACGATGAGCAAGAAAGAAAAGCAGTTGCATCAGTTTCCGAAGAGCATCACCGTGCGCGAAGGGGCTGTGGGAGTAACGCTGGTAATCAGGATGCATAAATCCGGGGATGACCCACGTCCGGTGTTGGAGGGCTATAGCGACTGCAGTGATGTACCCATCTTCTGCGAATGGTCTGAGCCCCGCTGTCTCCGTATCGAATGCGAATTCGGTTGCCTCCTCAAACTCAGCTACAAAGGTACGGAGGTTTCCTTTCCTGACGACCGTCCACTCGACTGTATCATTGCGCAAGCCGCCCTTTATGAGGCGAGCAATCCGAGCAATGTCATCCTGCAGACCCGGAAGCTTCGAGGGATCGCGGAGCGTATACGCCGGATGGACGATTGGCATTCCGATGTAACTGACTTTGGGATTCTCAATGATTTCGCCATGGAATTGATTGATCTTCGCCTTGCCACGGAAAAGCGTCTTCGTAGCCGGGACTCCGGCAGTGATGACAAACTTGGGAGCTAGCTGCTCAATTTCTTCATCGAGGTAGTGACGGCAGGCTTTGATCTCTGCTGCCGTGGGAGTTCGGTTGTTGGGAGGACGGCACTTGACGAGATTGGTGATGTAGGTGATCTCGGTCAGGTTGTTGCGTTCTAATTCGGTGCGCAGAATTTTACCGGACTCCCCGATAAAGGGCACACCACGTTTGTCTTCGTTCGCGCCGGGAGCCTCCCCGACCACCATGACGGTGACGTTTTTGCGCGGACCATCCCCTGCCATGCATACCGTCTTTGCGGTCTCGTGTAATCCGCACTCAGTGCAGTGGGGGTTCAGGCTCGCCATAAGCCCGCTTCGCTCAAGACCATTTTCAGTCTCCTGTTCGCTCTGCTAGGATGGTCCGCCCGCAGGGATAAAGACTCAGATTAATTTGGAGAAAGAGGGCAGTCCCGATAGAGTCTACCCTCCCCTCCAGGTCTCACATCGACAACAAGAAGAGGCGAGATGGCACAGAATAAAGCAGGTTTTGATCCAACGCAAACAGCTGAGTACTGGCTGGAGAAGAAAGTCTACACAGTTCCGCTGCGGAGCAGGTCAAAACGTCCAAAAACAAAGGATTGGCCGCATCTCCGGCTGGTTTATGACGATCTCCAGAACGGGGCATTTAAGCGCGGCGACAACATCGGTGCGCTCTGGGGCAAGGCTTCCGACCATGCCACGGACGTCGATCTGGACATGGAAGAAGCCATCTGGGTGGCCGAGTACATCCTCCCCGAGACATTCATCTATGGTCGCACCAACAAAGAATATTCTCACTACATTTTCCGTGTAGTTGGTGCCAAAACGCGCAAATGGCAGACCGCTGATCTGGGCACCATCGTCGAAATTCGCTCCACAGGAGCACAATCTGTCATCCCCCCATCGAGACATCCTGAAGGTGGCGTTTACTACACCAATAAACACAACAATGAAGAATTCACAGAGCTGACCAAGCTGGACCTCGAACGCTTCGCCGATGAGATCGCAGTCGCGGCTGTCTTTGTGCACTACTATCCCAAGGCAGGTTCACGTCACGATTATGTGCATGCGTGCACGGGAGCCCTGTGCCATCAGCAGTGGCCGAAAAAGAAGATTCACCGAGTGATGGGCGCAGTACTCACTGTCATTCAGGATGAGGAAGACGAACTCGACGACCGTAAAGGTGCTGTGGTTAACACCATCGAGAAACACGAGATGGGGGATCGTACGAAGGGATTCACGACGCTGTCCGACTGGATGTCCATGCAGGTGGTCCAAGCGCTGCGCAGATGGACGCAAAGCGGCACGATGGAGACCCGAGTTGTCACTGCACCTCCAGAACACATTGAACCGGCATCTGATCGATTAGCATTTAATCTGGAACTGATGGATGTGCCGGGACTCGTTGGTGACATTGTGCAATGGCACATGAAGTCAGCTTATTACCCGTCACCGATCTTTGGTCTGGCGGCAGGCATCATGTGCACTGCTCTCGCGAGCTGCAACAATTACATCGTGCAAGGTTGGGACACGCCACTGCAGCCGTACCTGATGCTCACTGCACCGACAAGTGCGGGTAAAGGAGGTCCCCTAAAATTACTCACCACGTTCACTCGCAAGATTGGAATGAATGATGTCGTGTTCAGGGGATTTCAATCGTACTACTCGCTGCTTGATCAGTTAGCTGAAGAAGGCATGGCATGTTGGATCTGGGACGAAGCAGCTCGACACATCGCGAGTGCGAAAAATCCTAATGGACCTGACTACCAGATACTCAGTCACGTGCTCTCACTGTACGGTGCAGGCAATGAATGGGTACCTGCAATGCCAGGTCGCAAACAATCAATTCCGGATATGGAAAATCCTTTTTTTACTCTTCTCGCCACAGCTCAACCCGACGTGTTGATGGAAGCGATCACCAGCTCAGCGCAGGAGACGGGCTTCATGAATCGTTTCATCCTGCTCGATCTCGGTGACGACATTCCTGCTAAAAATCCTCGCCGCACCAACGTGGTCCCCTCTGCAATTATTCGGCACGCGAAGAAGCTGATCAATCACGAGCCTGCGGATGGCGACTTCACTGAAGTGACATTTTCTGAGAAAACATACAACCAATTTCAGGAATTCGAAGAGTCATCGCGACGCAGATCGATGCGCGGTGAGTTGGCATGGGGACGGTCGAATCAAAACGCACTTATTGTCGCAGGCCTAGCGGCAATCGGTGTCAATGCAAACACTCCTGTCATTACACCTAAGATTGCTAGCTGGGCAATCAAGCTCATAAGCTGGAGCAACGAACGCTGGACAGAAAAAGCAAGACTCACTACCAGCGGGCAGAGTAGAGATGAGACGCAATCAGTTCGAGTCGAGGGCATCATCAACAACTGCCGAAAATATATCCATCACAAAAGTAATTCTGCCCCCCAACGTATCGCTCTGGACAAAGGCCTCATGCCGTACTCTGTCTTGCAACGATGCACACGTTTCCCCGGCAAGAGACTCCTCGAAATTTTAGAAGACCTGCACGAAGCCGATCTCATTAGTTCCACCGAACTAGATGATCAGATCGTCTACTTTCCTAAAAGACGCAGATAGCACCACTTTATGTCAAATAGCTAAGTAGCTGATTTATAAGGATTTTCTTGTTCCCCTTTACACGGCAACGATCCCGTGATATAGTGAATCTGGATTCACAATAGATAGAAGGAGCAAGACATGAGAAAGCAAAAAATCGAAGTCGCAGGGCTGGCTGACGAACTCGGATTCATCCGTGCTCAGATGGCTGACCTGAAAAATCGTGAGAAGGACATTCGCGACATCATGATCGCATCCGGTGTCAAGGCATTAGAAGATGACACCTTCCGCGCACTGGTCGTTGAGTCGATCCGCACCATGATCGATTGGAAGGCTGTTGCTGCGAAGCTGAAGCCCACTCGCCAGCTGGTCACCGCGCACACGACGGAGAAGGAAGTCATCTCCATCCGTGTTAACGCACGTCGCGGGCTATCGGCGTGAGGATCGCAATCGCTGCTACCGGCAAGTCCAAGAATGTGGCTCAGTACCTGCCCAACAATTTTAAGGTACTGGGGCGCACCTTGGACAACACCGGCACCATCATCGTCGGAGTTGACGACCACGGCTGGTCACTCGACCAGTACGTCATCCCCCGACTCGGCTCTGCAATGATTCACTGCGAAGAGGTGTTCGAGATCAACGGTCTCAACATCAAGCAGCTGGAGCTGAATCTCAGAAACTATCAGGAGCAACTGACATGAGCCCGTACAGATGGACCATTAGTAAGGATCACCTGGAAGATCCAGACAGCATGCATAGTCGCGTCGGTACCGTGGGACCGCACGACGCTGACGACAAGGTCACGTCGAACCCGGCACGCTTCAGTCTCTACGATGACGATGACGAGTGCTACTACGAGGGCATGCTCTACGGTGACTACATGGGCATGGAACCGCTCGATGACTTCGGCACGCCGAACGCTGGCTGCACCGCAATCAAGCTCAACGGTGAATGGTTGTGAGCAGCGTCAATCCTTTCAAAGCTGGTGACACTGTCAGCATCGAGCGCGGTGCTGGCAGGCTCATCGGCACTGTCATCAAGACGATACTGGCGCGCGTGCACATCGCTATCGACGGCAACGTCTTCGTCGAAGACTGGCACGACTGCAGGCGTCGAAAGAGCTTGACACAGTAGCGTTGATGTGGATAAGATGAGCCATGAATATTTTGTGAATCGGTGGGGGAGCTTTAGGTCTGAAGTGGTAGTGCTCCTAGGACCCCTGCCGTTGATCCCGCGAGAGAAGCGGAGCCCATGACCCTAACTGGGTAGGCACTGCGGATTGATAACCGGGGTAGGGATAACAGGTAGTGTTGATCCCACCGATTCACAAAGTGTTTAAACAAGGAGCAACTGATGAGCAAGTACCAACAGACATTCCCGGAAGACAATCCGGATCATCCTGACCATGATGCAGCTGTTGCTCGCGCATGGGCAGGTCACGACAAACGTCATCACGACGATCTGCGTGCGATGGTGGACCAAGCGTGCGAACGCGTAAGCGACCACACCACGGGACTCATCAAAGATGCCGCACGTCGTGCCTACTATCTTGGCGCGCGTGACGGCATCCAAATCGAACGGGAGAAAAAATGATGGGACTGGCTGACAAAACAATTGCGAACTGCAAAGCGCTAGTCGCAGCGACCGAGGCACGCGCAAGTGAAAAGGAGCACACCGACCTGGAAAAGCAGAGTCTGTACGTTGCCGCTTCACTCGACCGTTGCCGACGTTGCGGTGATCACACCATGTCGCTGATACCGGCACCACCGCTGTCACTGCTATGCGTTGACTGCGAAGAGACTCTCAGAGCCACCGACGGAGGCCTGATGTGGTTCTCCGAAGTGGTCGCACAAATTAGTAACACGGAGGATTCAGGATGAAGATTTCAACACTACTGATCATGCTCGTGCTCACGCTTTCGCAAGCGCACGCGAGTGAAGACTACCCCGAGTTTGCCGGTGGCAGATACCCCGCAGAGTACTGGCTGTTGACGATGGTCTCGCGAGGCATGTCGTCTATCGTTACCTTCGAACAGTACAGCCGCACCGGATGCATCACAGAAGGCGTCAAGCGCATGCTCGAAGATATGGAAGCAGCCCCCGTGGAGGAGTGGGGTGTCGAGCCGACGTTAGGATTTACCTGCGAGTACGTGAGGGACACGCTGCACGAGATCATGAAGGGGAGAAAGTAATGGACGCGATATTTCCGTGGCTCCTCGTGCTGGTGATCAATACCGAGATGGTCGAGCGCACAGAGTTTGATTCGTACGCGGACTGCATGCGTGTCGGTACCGCGATTGTTGACGCAACCTTTGGGGATACCGCAACTCCTCAAGATTGGAAGATCGAAGGCAGGCTCGATGGTTTCTTCTGCGATGAGATAAAGCCTGAGCCGGTTGCGCGCGAAATGCCGAAGTGCCTGAGCCCGATGAAGGAATGTGCCTAGTTAACATAATATATCCTACTTGACACGGCAGCGCTATTGTGTAATGATGATGCCAAGTCAGGAATTGCCTGACGGTAAGGAGCAAGCAAAATGTTGATGTTTACAAAAGACGATAATGTCGTAACCCGCGAAGCCCTAGCAAGCTTCACTCCCGCAGCCCTCGCGCTGCATACTCGCTCGCACAAGCCCGTTCCTTTTGCAGACGGCATCGATCTTCTGCAGGACGTCGCTGAGAAGCAGGGCTTCAGGTTCGGCGAAGAGCAGTACGTGTTGGCACGCAATAACACGCAGCTGTTCGGCCTGATCGAGGTCACCAACTTCACCACCATAGAGAGCAAGATCTGCTTCGGCGTTCGCAGCTCACTCAACAAGACCCTGCCTTGGGAATTGTGCGGCGGCGAAGCTCTCGCGATCTGCACAAACCTGGACCTCTTCGGTTCGGTTGTCATGAAGCGCAAGCAGACCACGTTCATCATGAGTGACCTGCGCAACCTGATGGGTGGCTTCATGGGTCAGTTCACTGAGTCAGTCGAAGAGCGCGCGGTGCAAGTCGCACGTTACAAGTCTGCCCAGATCAAGGATGCCGTCGCGAACCATACGATCATCCAGATGCTGCGCCAGAAGATCATCACCAGCAGCAAGGTCGAGAAGGTCGTTGACGAGTACTACGAGCCCAGCCATGTTGAGCACCTCAACGAGAATGGCGAGCGCACCAACTGGACGCTGTTCAACGCAGCGACCGAAGCGTTCAAGGGTTCACCGATCAGCACCTACACGCAGCGCTCGCAGAAGCTGCACACCCTGATCGGCAAAGCAACAGACTACGCACTAGCCGCGTAACACGGAAGTGCTCCGGCCCCCTGATCCAGAGATGGTGACGGGGGCTTTTTTTATTGCTCGCGTACAGCGTAAAGCAGGAAAAGGCCTATTTAACATAATCCAGCTATTTGACACGGAAGCGCTGCCGTGCTATAATGACTCATCTTACATAAAACGCGACACCTCAGGAGCACGAGCATGAACCTTCACTTCAACACTACCCGCACGGACATCGGCGAGGGGCACATCGTGCTCACCGACCGGGGCACATTCTGGGATGGCGAGATCATCGTCTTCAATCATCGGGGTGAGATCCTCAATCAGTTCAGCCGCACCTTCTCACGTGACACGCTGGCGCATCAGATCATTGAAGAGCTGGTCGCCGAATACAACAAGGATCTTAAGTAATGATTACTCTTAGCAAATATCAGCAAGCGGTCATCGACTGGGTGACCGCGCACATCGACACCGCAGGCGCGCTGATCGTTGAAGCGGTCGCAGGCAGCGGCAAGACCTTCACCATCGTCAAGGCAGCTGCACTCATCCCCACTGCGCACAAGGCAGTGTTTCTCGCATTCAACAAAGCGATTGCAGTTGAGCTTGGTCGCAAGCTTCCGGACCACGTCGAGTCGAAGACACTCAACGCACTGGGCTGGGCACTCTGCCGCTACCGTCTCGGCAAGCACATCACCGTTGACCGCAACAAGACCTTTGACCTGATCGACAGGCTGCTCCCTGAGGAGTCGCGCGAGGTCAGGCCTGAGCTGCTCAACATCATCGGCAAGGCGAAGGCGCACGGACTGGTGCCCAAGGGCATGCGCATACCGAGCGGCACGTACGAGGCCACTGACGAGCGCTGGGATACGCTCATGGATAAGTACGACGTTGACCCTAACGGCTGCGGCGCAGCGACCTTCATCACTTGGGCTAACCTCCTGCTCAAGGCTGGGCTCGAAGAGCAAAACAAACTGGACTTCGATGATCAGCTGTACATGCCGGTTGCACTGGACCTTTCGGCCTGGGGTTACGACTGGATTATCATCGACGAGGCGCAGGATGTGTCGCACGTGCAACGCACGCTCCTGCGCAAATTCCTCAAACGTAACGGGCGGCTGATCGCAGTCGGCGACAGTCACCAAGCGATCTACGGATTCCGTGGCGCGGACTCGGACTCGCTCAAGAACATCGGTCGAGTATTCAAGGCCGAGACGCTACCGCTCAGCATCAGCTACCGGTGCCCGCGCAAGGTCATCGAAATTGCACAGGGTTTTGTGCCGCACATCGAAGCCAGCGACAGTGCCGAAGATGGCGAGGTGCTGCACCCTACTGACTGGTCAATCGAATCATTCAGCGACACTGACCTTGTAGTCTGCCGCAACACTGCACCCCTGATCGAGCTTGCATACAAGTGCATCAGCGAGGGCAGGCGAGTGCACGTGATGGGACGCGAGATCGGCAAGGGTCTGGTCAACGTCATCAAGAAGGCTGGCGGCAAACGCATCACGACAATCGAAGAGCTGCGCCCGAAGCTGGATGCATGGCAGCAGAAGCAAATCAAAAAGGCGCAGAAAAACGAGGCGAAGATCGCAGCGATTCAGGACAAGGTGGACTGCATCAACGTGCTAGCCGCAGGCCTCGACACCATCAAGGAATTGATCGACGGCATCATCGAGATGTTCAGCGACAGTGCACAAGGCACGACACTGGCAACAGTGCACAAGGCGAAAGGCCTCGAAGCACCGCGAGTGTTCATCCTGAATCCGGACCTGATGCCATCACGCTGGGCAACGCAACCATGGCAGCAAGAGCAAGAGCGCAACCTGCAGTACGTCGCAGTGACGCGAGCCCTTGAGACTCTGGTCTACCTGCCCATCGAAATCGTAGGAGCTTAGAGAATGGATTACGCAGTGACATGTTTAACGGATGACGGCGAGCGAGTGCGAGTCACTCGCAAGACCTTCACCAGTGAAGAGGCCGAGCACTACATCAAAGGTGTAGCAGCTAGCCGGGAGCCGAAGATGGAATCGATTTGCATCTTCTGCAAAAAGGAATGGCGCACCGTCGTTGAGTACGAAGGCGAGTGGCCGCAATGCGCCCGATGTGGCGCGGTATAAAGGAGCACGAAAATGGCTAGTCTAAAACGAATCGAGGCACTGGCATCACGCCTCAACTACAAGGAGCCCGCATGGATACGCGGGTACCCAGACGAGAAGCGCGACAACCACCTGAGTGGTGCACTGCGCGAAGCAAGTGACGCAGTGTGGGGTGACCGCACTGGCGTCGCCAAAGATGTGTTGACAGCTGAAGAGCTGACGTTGATGGGGCTGCTCAGCGAAGCAGCTGAGATTCTCGACGACGCGCACGAAGAGTGGCTGAACACGACACTCGCAGCACGTGACCTGACCGGCGACATCCACGCGATGCGCTGCGATGATCCGCGCGACGAAGACCTGCGCGATGAACCAACTGACAACTGGTTCGGTGGCTTTCATCCGAGCTGGGATGATGACAGTGGTTACCAGATCCAGACCTACGTTGAGTGGCCGAATCTGGGCATCACCGTTGACGCGTTGACCGAAGTTCTGCAAGGCAAGGAGTACAAATTATGAGTATCGAAACTTACAAAGCAATCGAGGTGGTACGCGACACGCTCAACGAACGCGCTGACGATAACGGCGAAGATGGCTGGGCTCAGATCAGCGAGGCATGGCAGCACATCCTCAGCAAGGTGAAGCCCGACGGCAAGGGTGCACGCAACAAGATCGAGTTTCTGATCGACCGACTGTGCGACCTTGATGTCTGGTGCGCTGAGCTGGTGATTGATTCGCAGGATGTCGCCGAAGCGTCACCCGGTTTCGATTCGCACTTCAAGAATGATGAGACCGGTGAACCGATCTGCGTACCTGAAGATGCGAACCCTACCGTTGACGGTGTACGTTGCAACATCGACGAAGCGATGACTGCACTGCAGACACTGCTCGACAGTGCCAACTGCCCGACGTGCGGTGCACGACCTGAAGAGACTCACCCGCGCGAGTGCTCTGACTTCGAACAGCAACGCAAGGATCAAGAGAAGAACATCACCGAGACGTTCGGCAACAACAGCCAGTGGAAAGCGGAACTCAACATCGAGTGGGATGGCGAAGACCTTGTCAGCTGGTGCCACGTCAGCACGACGCGCAACGGGATGGACTACTGCAGCAGCCTCGTTGCTGTCGAAGCGTACCGCACTGTCGAAGGCGACGACATGCAGACCGACGATCTCAAGGTGCCCGATGCAATCTACGAAGCGATCAAGACATGGGCTGAAGCTAACGGCTACTGATCGCACGCCGCACCATTCAGGCCGCGCTAGATGCGCGGTCTCTTTTTGCCTGCTATCCTATTTAACATAATACCTGGGACCTGCCCATTTAACATAATCCACTCCTTGTATATATACGCGGGAGCGCTGCAGTTCGAAACACCGAAAAAGGGCTATTTAACATAATGTGTCGATTTGACACAGAAGCGCTCCCGTGCTATAATGGGTCTCAATCAAAGAAAACGGAGCACTACCGATGAACACACTTGGAAAAGTAGTTAACGCAGACATCCTCACTCGCGCAGTCCGCGCGCTGGGGTTCACCGTATACACGGTACCCGCACACATCATCAATGGCATCACGATGATCGAGGCAACTCACGAGCCCATCGATCACCGGCTGCATGTGCTGGCTCATCAGTTCGGCATGCAATGGGAACTGCACACTCTGGATGACAATCGCTACGGTCACTGGGTGTTGACCTCATGAGCGCGCAAGATGTGTGCGCTTTGATCTTCATTATTTATTGGGGCGCAGTGATGCTGACCCCGCTGTTCAAAACTGCAGGAGCACGGAAATGAAAAAGCTACTTAACATCGACCAGAACGCCAAAACGGTCAAGGGTCAAATCAAAGGTTTCCTGACGGCTGTCATGTACCTCGCACCATACAAGTCATCAGGCTTCAACGTCTGCCCGATGGCGGAGCTGGCGGGATGCTGGAAAGGATGTCTTAACACGGCAGGGCGTGGCGGGATCTCGAAGGGCTCGAAGCGCTTCCGGACTCCTGCAGGCCTGCTACCTGATAACGCAATTCAGCACGCACGCATCGACCGCACGCAGCTGTTCGTGAATGATCAGGATGAATTCTTTCGCAGACTGTATCAAGAGATCCGCGCATTCATCCGCAAGGCCGAACGCATGGGCCTGACGCCAGTCGTCAGACTGAATGGTACCAGCGACATCCTCTGGGAAAAAATCCCGGTCAAGGTGTCTGACAATACGCGCGGCATTCATTGCATCTTCGCGAACATCTTCGCGGTGTTTCCGGACATCCAGTTTTATGACTACACCAAAATTGCGAAGCGCTTCTACCGCGAGATGCCTGGGAATTACTACCTCTGTCTCTCGTACTCGGAAGCATCGCCAGTGTACTCGCAACGTTGCAGGCAGACGCGCGCGGATACGGGCTGCTCGCTGGTACTCGTGACGCGCAAGGGTAACGCGCCCAGCGAGGGATTCAGCATCGATGATGACTTTGTAAACGGCGACGAAAATGACCTGCGATTCCTAGATCCAAAGGGTGCGCTGGTACTACTGAAAGCCAAGGGCAAAGCGCGGCAAGATCGCAGCGGCTTTGTGATCGACTAACCTAATTTCCACAGGAGCACAAACCATGTTTACATCACAGAAGTTTATCGATACGCGTACCGGCGAGATCGTGATTCAGATTCCGATCTTGGATATCCGGCACTTTGAAAAGTACACCGGCAGCGCGCAGGTCGGCGACATTGTTACACAGGAGCACACATCATGAAGACGGTAAAATGCAATCCAAGCTGGACCGCATGCACGCGGATGCTGTTAGAAGTCGTGAAGCATGGCGACAGTGAAGAGGCCCGCGAGACTGCGGCGAATGAGATCCTGCGAGGCATGGCAGGTTATGACGCGATGCTGAAAAAGCATACCGACTATTTCGAAGCCACGGAAATCGAGGTGACATCATGAGTAATCAGCAATGGGAATGTCCGTGTGGCTGGACCGGTCACGAAGATGAACTGATCAGTCACTGCGAGTTTGCAGGTAGCCGTGAAGAGCCGCCAGAGTATGGTGCAACGTGCCCGCAATGCGGTGATGATTGGCAAGGGATGTCAGAGCCCAGCATGTGCAAATGCTGCGAAGATGTGCAGGTCAAGAATGACGGCGACATCTGCACAGAGTGTTACACGTGCATGATGGAGGAC